CCTGAAGCATTAGCAATATTAAATGTATCAACATTCGTGCCGGTAGTTCTTTCATCTTTTAATGCTAATCTAAATGAATCTGTTGTAGAAGCTCCGTTGATTGCAAATACATTAGTACTTGGGTTCATGTCCAATATAGTATTGCTGGCTAATTCATCTCTAAATTGGTGTCTAGCTGAATCATAATATATTCTATTAGCATGGCTACTATCAGTTGAACCATATAGTTCAATATTACCACCGCCGGCCGCGGATGCAGTATTACCTTGTAATGTAAGGGCAGTGCCTGAACTCCGACGTCCTATTCTTCCATCGTGAATTGTAACCCCAGCATTTGCGATATCTAAATCAGTAAGAGGATTATTTGTTCCAATACCAACTTCATTTGTAGATACATCAACGAATAAAGTATGGTTAGCATTTGAGCCAACGTCTAAATCACCATGTGTATGGGTATCACCTGTAGTATTTACGATTCCAAATTTAGCATCAGCCGTTGTTGTATTAGTACTACTTGAAGGGCCGACTCTAAAGTCTTGAATAACATTTAATCCACCAGAACCATTGGCTACTACAACACCGGTTGCCGAAATAATTCTATTTCGTACAGAATCACCGTCGCTTCCATCGAGTGCTGTACCTCCAGCTCTGGTTTCTAAAGTGGTTAATCGATTAGCATGCGTTATCCAGTCTGATTCTCGTGGTACATTTAAATCAAAAGTTTGTCCTGTATCATATCCACCTTCGACAGCAGTTTTCAATCCGTAAGTAATAAGTGATTGTTCTAATTTACTGATGTGGCCATATGCATCAACTTCTAAATCTGAAATTCTTTTAAATGAATTATGTGGGTGACCAGGCGTATCATTTACATTTCCGGTATGAGCAAAATCTTTATTGGTAACTCCCGAAGCAATAGTATTATGTTTTATTTCATAAGTTGATACTTGAGATGCGGCTGCATTAAGGGTGAAAGAGTTTGTACCATTTAATCCATTGACACCATTAATATTAATAGTCGTATTATTCGCGGAACGCCCTTCATGAGTGCCAGCAAAAGTTAATTGCCCTTGAGCGTTGACTGTAAATCTTGGCATCGTAATTACTTTTTGATTCTGAGAACCAATAGAACCATAAGTTCCGGCTGTAACTGCGGTATCAGTAATAGACACAACCTTTGTGGTTGTTTCAGTGTCAGCTCCAGTAACTGTAATACCAGTCGATGCATTAACATCTTTTACATAATCTCCAGTTGTATCAACTCCCAATTCAACTGCATTTGGCACGATAGTCATCACACCAGTACTACTAATTGCAATATCTCCGCCTTCTTTAACACCACCGATTTCACCAGATGTAGCTACGTTAAGTGACAAATCTCTATCTGCTTGAAGATTCGCAGTATTTCCACCATCAATAGATAACCCAGTAGAAGCAGTAATAATAAGTCTATCATATGCTTTTTGGTCAAGGTCTCTTGCAATATGTCCTAAATCAACATCATGCTCACTAAGCTTTGTTGCAACAGTATCTAAATCAGTATCATTTCGAGCAACTTGTAATTGCAGACTATCTAATTCAGTGTTAAAGTCAATTGCTAATTGATTAAAGTTTCTACGAAAATCATCAATAGTAGCTGTGGTTTTTAATCCGCCACTAGGAAAGGCTAATGTGTCAGCGGCCGCAATAGACAAGCCATAATTAACTGGAATTGTTCCAGTTAAATTTGTACCTAAAGTTAATGGTGTGTACGATGGAGTACTATGCTCTCCGCCTAATGCTCCGTTCGGTGTATTGTTTCCGCCTATTGCCATATTTGTATCCTATTTTTGGTTAAGAGCTCCGCCTTCAACCATTTTATAAATCATATCTTTTAAATCTTCTATTTCTTTTCTTAAGCTCACTATTTCTTGGTCTTTGGTTAGTTGATGTTTCTTTTTTTCCATGTACCTTTCATAAGCTTCGTTGTCTATATTTATAACAGCGTGCGATGATTTATCGCGAACTAAACTAGGATTATTTTCAACATGTAAATATTCTTCACTCATTATGCTGTTGCTATCGCTCTAAAGTTCATACATCTTGGAATTATTGCGCTGTCATCTCCTGTAATATTTCCTGCGGTGTGTGTACTTAATACTAATTTAATTTGGAATAAATCAAAGTTATATTCAGCAGCAGCCGCAGAGTCAGGTGTTCTAAAGTGGACTTCGTTGAATCCGCCTGCTACAGGTATTTCGACCGAATCTAATTTAGTAAACGTCCCACCTCTTGTAAATCTGATATAAGCTTCTACATTAGCCTGTGGTGCTGGTCGTTGTACATCTAGATAACAATCTACTCTTGAAGCAGCACTATCTAGTCTAACCATATTTGTAATATATCGAGCCTTAGCAGTACCATGAGTAGCGCCTGTTTCTCCTGTTAAATTTGCTCCACCATTAATTGTATTAGCAAAAGTCAGTAAAGATAATCTATCCAAATCAATAGTCGGTGTTAAGAACTCGTTTCCGGTCGATAATTCACAATATAATTGAAGTTGAGTAGGATCGTCATACTTAATAGTTTCGCCTAATTCTAGTACTTCATTAGGTTCTATTTGATACGTTGTTGTTACATTTGCTTGAGATTTTACTTTCAAGAAATATCTTATTTCGGTTTCTGGTAATACAACTGATTCTGCTATTAAATTAATAGAATCAATTCTTAGTTGATTACTTGAACTCAATGCTGCGTCATAAACATTTTCAGGTGATATCGTTACAAAATCTCCGTATGCAGTGTGTGTTGAAGAATTACCAACTGTTCTAGAGTATGGAGAGGATGTTGATAATTCACTTTCGTTGAACTTAGCATATCTTAAGTGAAACTTAAAGTCTTTATTCTGGTCTGGTGTCCAAGTTGATGCATTAGCTGATTTAAGAGCTACACCAGTATAAGGGTTCTTTGTAATTCTTTTACCAGTAGTGACATCATCTTTACCAACTTCTGAATGCCATAGGAAATATTCAGGCGAATTAGATAATACTACAATAGCATATTCAACCCCGCCTTTAAGATGGACTAATGACTCAAAAGTAAATGTTGTTGCAGTCGCTGCAGTAGTAGATACATTAACTTCGTCAAATTCTTTTTCTACTTCAGAAAAAGGAATTACGTTTTGAGTTGGTATACCATTTTCACATGGTACAAGCTGTATTCTCACTGGTAATGCGTTGTGCTTCTGTCTGAAGAACAAGTCAACATCTTTTACAAATACTCCTGCAGGATATTGGTCGGGGTCTACTACAAACGTTTGAGCTAATGGGTCAACGTGACGAATAGCCTTAACAGCTTCTTCAGTTCTTGTAACAGACTTGCTCTCTTTTACTCTTCGCTCACTAACTTTTACAGTTCTTGTTGATATTATAGTCTCTTGGAGTGTATTTACTATACCACGAGCAGTATACGTAGCCATGGCATAAGTAGTTGAGATTGATAAATCATTTGAAGTATTATCAATTAATCTAAATTCTCTTTCTCCAGTTTTAAATCGTAATCTTCTCTGATTAGGAATAATAAAATCACCGGAAACTCTACCTCGACTATCACTTACAATCGCGCTACTGGTAATGCTACCACCTTCGCTAGTGGGCCGACTATTGAATCTGTCTCGTCTAGTTATATTGTTTCTCCACCTTCTACGAGTATAACTTGAATTTCCTGTGGCGTAACTAGAAATATTTACACCATCAAAAAACGGGTAAAGAGTAGTATTTGGTTTAAACCCGCTTCCGAAAAAATAAACTCTCCTAGAACGAATAAATGGTACAAAAGATACATCAACTATCTTATCACCTAAAGATTGCGTGATTGGTGGACCTTCTTCGGCGAATTGCCTAATACCAGTCCTTGTCATAGTACCTTTTTCTGCTTTTTGCTCAATTTGAACTCGAGCTCGCCGTAAATTTGTAGTACTTACTGTGCCTCCATTAAATGTTGGAAAATTAGTAGATGCTGGTGTCCACCGCCATCTTCTATTGCTTCTCAGCCGCCAGCTACGCGTAGCGGCCGTAGGCCAGAACCCAGGTGTTGTAGTTCCTAATCCACGAGCTACAGCCTGCGCGCCAGTTATTTCACCTAAATTTGTTTTAGTTACCTTACCACTCCAAGTAGTATTCCAATCATTCCAGCGGGTGCCTTGAGAAGCTAACTGCTCATTCATTACATTTAATAACGCATCTACGTTACCATCTTGTTTAATAATAACATCTGGTCTTCGTCTAGTATCTTTCCAATGGTCTGACGATGGAGAGAGTCTTACTTTACCTACCCAAGATGCAACATCGAATGGATTAACACTTACAGCAACTGCTGCTTTGTCTTGATTAATTAAAGTTCTTACAGAAGTAACTGGTAGTCTAATTAAGTCTTCTCCTGCTGGGTCATTTGCTGCTCCAGTTTTTGGTGTAGAACCAAATGTCGCATCAGTAGTAAGATTTGTAGCAGTATTTCTAATGCCCAAATCCTGAGAAGTGAACGAAGGTCTTAATACACCTTCTTCGGGGTCTACCGCAATAGCAAATCCAGGGTCGCGAGTATCAGATTTGCCGTGTCCTTTAAACTCGTCAACTAAAATACCATTCTTGAATCGGTCACCAGTATTATCAAATATTTGTTTATCTGATGTAGCTTGTTCTAATAAAGATAATGATGTATAATATTCTAAACTCTTAACCCGCTTTTCAAGTTTACCAATGTCACGCATTGTGTATCTTTTATTATTTTTATATTCAATTTGAATGTTTTGAACCGAATTTGTAAATGGAGGTATATACAATTCGTAAAGCATCATTGAGTCATCTGGTACTTCAAGTGGAGCTCCCGCGATTGAGTTACCTTCTAAATAAACAAATTTACCAGCAGTATTTAATACTATACGGTCGTGACGATCAAGATAAAATTCTATTCCGCCTATTTCGATTATACCATTTGGGTCTAAATCTGAATGAGAAGTGTGTCTAAAATCTAAAAAGTCACTTGCAGGAGCACCATCAACAAATGGTAACTCAGCTCTGTCTAAATCGCCGACCCCAGTATCATCTAAAGGATAAGAGTCTACAGAAAAGAAGCTTCCTGGTGTAGTATGCTCAAGGTATCTATATGCAACATTAACTGCAGTAGAAGATAATGCTTTAATACAAATCAATCGGCCATTTCCATAAGTTGTGGCAGTGGCGCCATCTTCCATTATAAAGTTATCTGCTAAATCTGTTCCACTTCCGTCGGCGGCTGAATTAATTGAAGTTATTGAAATTATATCACTGTTACTTAAAGCGATTGTATCACCAATAGCATATGCTGCAGCTCCAACAGTTGTTGAACCATCAGTTTTTAAAGTTTTAGTACCGGCCGAACCAGTAATTCTCTTGGAGAATGTAACATCTACATTACCAGAAGATAATCCTAATGTTAATGTTGCGGTGTCCAGAGTAGAAGTTGTAGTACTTAATGCAACATTTGTCACAGCAACCGGAGCACCTGTAGATTCATTTACTACAATATACTCGTTTGGATTATCGTGATATAATTCGGCCGAGGTTATAGTAAACGCAAGAGTATTGCTACTTACTGATTGATTTTGTAATTTATCTCTAACTGGAATTTTAATTCCAGTAGATGTTACACCACTTGGTGTTAAAGTTTTAATTACTTCGTAGGGTAAATAGAATATGTTATTATTCTCGCCAGTCTGCTCAATGTTCATGCCCCGCGACTTGGCATTTAAGTATCCATAAAATCGGTTTGAGCCATCGTTTTCGGCGGAGGAAGTACCCCCATAAATTGTTCTTCCACTTGAAATAGGCTCACTATCAGTATTATCCACATGCTGAGCGACATCATAAACAAAAAGTCTATATTTTTTGCCGGTATATTCTATTCCTTTTATCTTACAAGTTGCAATATTTAATGTACCTGCAGCAAAACCAGAAGTACTGACTCCATTTGAAATAGTATAGGTTTCAGTATTTACAAGCTTGGGTAAAAAATCTATTCGGTCTACTTCAATATAAGAGCCAAAGGTAGCCTGAATTTTAATACCTTCCTCTTTATCAGTAGTACGTCCTTTGTTCTGAGTTGAGGTTTGCTTATTTAAAATTTCAATTCTTTGGCCCTTAACATATGCGGTAGAAGGTTCAAGTGTTACAGTAAATTTAGCTTTATCACCACTATCGGAACGGCCGTTATTAAAACCAGTATCAAAGTCTTCTCTTAAATCTAATTGGAATGGCTGTAGCGCATAGTCACCACTCTCTTCAAACGTCCTTAGTGCTAAAGTTTCTCCTATTCTGCTATATTTTGTGTCTACTGGTATTACTGGCTTTGACTCGGTTGCTATAGGTAATACATCAACAGTGTTTAATACAGTAGTTGCAACAACATTATTTGTTCTATCAATATCTGTGTTATCTGATATTAAAACCAATGTAAGTTGCATTGTATATCTATCAGCACCTGGAGCAGAAAAGTTTGGTGAACCAGTAGCATTATCATATAAAGTAGAATCATTTGTAGCATTTATAATTGGTTCTGTAATAAGAAATCCAACCGACCCTTCAATTGTTTCGAGTGGAGCAGATGAAGTGGTGTCGACATATTTAGTTTGCTCAGGCGCTTCTACAAAATATCCTTTTACGAAATAAATTCCCTTTGCATTGTGCATCTTAAATGCATAACCAGATGTTATTGCTCCGGTACCATTTCCAATTGCAGCATCAGAGGCTATAGTAATACCTCCACCAGAAAGAGCTTCACCCGTCTTAAAGTCAGCAAAGGTTCTACTTCCGCCCGCAAAATTAGTAGTGTCTGAAGTATACCTAAGATAAAATCTGTAGTCATTATCAGATTTTAATTCATAGTCCATAATAGTCGCAGAAACATCAGCCCCATCATAGCCCGAACCAGAAGCTCGGCAATATATCTTTTTACCAACTAATGGTCTAGTAGTATCTGCTGCAACTAATGCTCCGTTTGCAGTTAATGTAACATCTATCCATTGAACTTTATTATCAACATCAATTTCGCCATCTAAAACTGTAGAGCCATCTTGAAATATGTGTTGACCAAACTTATCAATTTGGTCTTGTATAGCAGACTGCATTTGATTCAACTCGCGGGTCTGTACTGCTCTACCGGGCTGAAATAGTATTCTTAAATAATTCTTTGATGAATTACCTTTATCGCTATAGTCGTCCCAGTAAGGGCTTCCTTGAGTTGTTGTTGTATCGATAGCCATATTTTATCCTTTAAAATTGTAATATAAGTCTTACTTCTTCAGTTTGTTGTGTATTTCTTGTAATTGGTTTTCTAGTATCTACAAATAATACATCGCCTTCACCTTGAACATATTCACCGCCTTTTATTACAGTATATGCAAGAGCAGAACTTCCAATTTGTGTACCATTTGGATTTCTAAAAGTAAGACTTCCGCTGGACGAAAAGGGAAATTGATTTATTTGCCTAGCCGAATTTTGATGGAAATAAATTCTGAAACCACCTTGTTGATTACCAGCATCGTTAGGATCAGCATCTGCGGGATCACTAGTTTCAAGTCTAGATACTTGGTCTAACCAAGCCCTTGCTTTCACTCCGCTACCAATATCTTGTTCGACATAAGCACCTGGAATTGCATTTGCTGCAGCAGCATTAGCTTGAGCGGTAGAATCATTTAAACATTGGAAATATTGTAAACAATTTAAAGCTTGTTCTGCAGTGTAGTCGGTTTCTGACCAAGGTGAGTCATCTTCAGCATGATCACCAGAACTGTATTTAGTTGCCATAGTATTATTAGTGTCAACTAGTAAAGATACTTCTCTAATCTGAACATCTACTAAAGCTTCTTCAACATATTCATTTTCGCCAGCGTTATCTCCAGTTGCCTCATTACCAACTCCGCCTTTAAAGTCTGCAGAAATACCTGCGTAATAAGAAGGCATATCTAATTGTGGTGAATGACCGAATCCATTCTGTGGTGCTATCAAGCAATCTATTTCAGCTTTTTCAAATCCAGCAGCATCAAAATCTCCTTGTCCTGTTGCAATTCCACCTACAGTTAATGAAGAATCTGTGATTACTAAACTAGCTTCTTTAATTCCACCACTTCCAGTTTCTGTTAGCCCGCTCACAGCACTACCAGCAGAATTTGTAGTATTTGTTCTTCCATAACCTAAAGCCTGAGCTTGTGTTAAAGTCCAATTTACTCTTGCAATCTCCCCGTTAGTTCCTGTAGTCACTGTGCATGTATTATTTGCACTGATCGTGTCACCATCAATATGTTTACCTACAATAGTTGCATTTAAAGTTGTGGGGTGAACGCCTGGATAGCTTTTCCCGTTTCTAGTTGGGTGTATATGAAATCCATATAGTAGACCAGCAGTTCCTTGTGCTGATCTTGAACGCCCGTTAGTAATGCCTGATAAAATTGTATCAACATCTTCATTTCTAGGTAAATCGATGAATGTTCTAGAGTCAGAAAATTTATTAGCATCTACTCTATTAAAAGTAAAAGCATACGCCCAAATATAATTATCAGTTGAATTTTGGACTGCCGTATATGGAAATAAAGTACCGGCTATCATTGGTGGAATTACTTCAGATGTTACTCCACCATTATTATTTCCTAAACAAACATATACTCGTTGTACATTATCAGTACCAGTATATAAAGCATAACATGGAAGAAAGTCACCATCATTTGCAGCGTCAAAACAAGTTGGGTCGGACGGATTATATACTTTGAACTTTCTACCAATTTGAAACTTTATCTGTGGCACTAATCTTTTAACATCAGTGGTTCCAACCTTAATCAAAGTCATAAGATTCTTTTTAACATCATCTTTTTCTATTACACTACCAGTAGGTACGGGTGGGTCAAACGCAGTAACTGATTCTAAATCGCCTTCGGTGTCTGCCTCGTATGGGTCTGTCTTACCAATTCCCACGTAATAGTTTTTACCACCTGAGCCTTGAGCCGTAAACACATCATTAAAAAATCTGTCGATGTTGTTTTTTCTAAAATCGTCTGTTATAATTGCTGCCATACTTACCTTTTATTATTAGAATTATCCTTATTTATATAGTTTTACCTACTTGTTTTTAATAAATTATTAGACTTATGCTATACTACACCGCCGTCTGTTATTATCCAGTTTTTACCTGTTATACTTGATGCCGAAGATGTATGAGAAGTTGTCAATACTGCCTTAGAGGTAACTGGATTAGTTAATACTGAATCTACCGTTGCGCTAGAATCAAGTTGAGTTGTTTTTGCTAATATATTTTTATAGTTACTACTTCCAAAATGAGCATTAAATTTATCTGCATCAGTAAATTGGATTGTCATAGCATTTGTACCTGGCGCAGCTATAACTGCAGAGATTACGGGTTCTGCTTGATTAGTTGCATCTGTAACTTTAGGAGTACCAGAAATTCCTGTTCCACTTACAGTCATTCCATTTACTATAGTGCCTGATAGAGTACCAGTCAATTTAAGTTTATTTGATGTGAACACCAAATTTGAGTTGTTGCCTACAACGCCATCTCCCGTAGAAGTCAGTGCCGGTGTTATAGTAATTGTTCGTGCTCCGACTGCTGTTACTGTACCAGGATTTGGGAAATCCGCGTCTCCCATATCTACTGTCATACCAACTTCGATACTTCCAATAGCATTACCAGATGCTCCTGTAAATGTATCGACCGGAATTACTGTATGACCAGCTATACTTGGGAATTGAAATTGGACATTAGTTGTAATATTTTGAGTCAGGTTAGCGGCTGCTCCATTATCTTGTCTTACGATAGTAATAACATTTCCAACTATAGAACCAATTACTACTGTCATACCACTTGGGAACCCCGCATTTTGTGATTTAACTATATCACCGACTGCTAAGTCCGCAATGGTTTGTGTTTCTCCATTTGTGAAGTCCTTTAACGTAATTGTATTTGAACCACTGGCAACTGAACTAGCAGCTTTTGCAAACTTCTGATTTATCTTAGCAGTAACAGCTGCTGTAGCAGTTCCACCAGTAATCGCTCCGGTAATAAATACTCCGCTAGGTAATGAACTATTTTGTGACCAAGTTAGATAGCATCGGTTTAGTTCGTCTGTATTAATTTTGTTATTAAGGAACGCGTCTTTGAGACCTCCAGCGGTTCCTCGAACTAAAGAGTTTATATTTCTACTATGCAATCCAATAACCTTTAGCGTTCCACTAGTAGCACTAGATAATTTAGCTAAGTTAGCCATAGTTGTTACATTAGAAGTATCCATACCTCTCATATCAAGAGTTACTAGAGCTGAGCAATTTTCGAATGCAGAAGTCATATCAGTTACAGCACTAGTATTAGTTACTCCTGCAACAGTTGTAACACTTTTCAGTTTTACGCAATCTTTAAACATTGTAATCATACCAGTTGAACTAAATGGATTGTTACCAATATATGCGGTCTCTAAAGAATTTTTCCAATTAGCTCTTGCTGTGGTTTTAGCCGAACTGGATGCAGTTGATGAACTAGCAGATGTAGTACTAGAAGAGTTTAGTACATGATAGCTGCCTGATATTTTTATGTCATATGTATTTCCAACTCCACCAGTGTATGTGTGATATAAATCTTTGTCTCCGGTAAATTTAATAATATTAGTTGAACCATCACCCCAGTCCACGAATGCGCCCATTGCGCCACTAACATTTTGTAATGGCAGAATAATTGAAGCATTAGTTCCAGTAAAGCCATTAGCTGCAGAGAAGTTAACATTGAATACTGAATCAGTACTACTAGGTATTGGTGTAAATTTTTCTTCGGCAATATCAGTATAATTTGTTGTTTTATTATTTACTGTAAATGATTCATTTAACTTTACACTAAATTTATCATCTTCAATCGCGTGGAAATACTCGCCGAGTGTTTTCTTATTATCTGATATAACCCCTCTCCAAGATATAACTGGTATTTCTTTAGAAGTCATTTGTAGATTAGTTTTATATGTAAATTCACCTTCTACTAACTCTTTAAGCGAAGGTTCTGAGCCATCAACTAAATCAACACGAGGACTATAAAATTGTACTGGGTCTTCTGTATTTCTTGGATTTCCTTGTATTAAGCAATCGACTTTGATGTGAGCAATATTTGAACTAAATATCCAATCACCCTGTTTAGTATTTGTAACAGTACTTATCTTATTGGTATTACCTGCAAGGTATATTCCACTATCAGCATGAGCTGAAAATCCAGTAGGGTCTGTAGATGCTGGGTGTATGTGAGCTACGAACAATAACCATTTATCATTATTTCCTTTAGCAGATTCTGCAACACTTGTAGCAGAGTTCGGCCCAATATCAAAATCATTAATAAATGTTCCAATTGGTGTTTGGGTATTTCCATTACTCACTTCTAACGGAGTTGTAATTGCAGCATCAGTAGCTCCACGCCATCTAATAATTTTGTGAGCTCCCATATCACTAGTATAACTAGAAGAGCCGGGTGAATCAGCAGAGAATGTAGTATCAGATTGTTTTACCCAAACTGAGAATCGATACATTCTTTTGCTATCTACCGCAACTGATGGAGTCCTAAATCCACCATCAAAGTAACTAAAGTTGGTTGAAACATTACCTGGGCTATCATCTCCTGTTGGGTCTTCTGATATATTACCCTTAATAACTTCTCCAGTTCCTTTTTCTAATCCAAATAGAGGGTCTTCATAAGCTACTACTTGGCCATCGGTTAGTGAATTTGTGAAATAATCAGTCACGACTTGCGTCTGACCAGGGCTTTGGTGTACAATTGATTTTATGTTAAGAGGAGACCCTATGTAAAGCGTTTCTTTCATACCTGCTTTAAGCACCCCACTACCAACAGTACCAGTTTTTGCAGCCCGCTCTTTTAGGTTAATAGTTCGAGTTGCTGGTCTAAATGTTAAAGTAGTATTATTGCTAATAGTAGCTGCTTGGCTTAATACAATAGGAATAACAGACTTTCCAGTATCATTATCTCCTTTAGTGCCTTCATAATTTACTGATGCGACAGTAACAGTTCCACTGATTCCAGTTCCAGTTACCCGCATACCTGGTTCGATCGCCCCCATTGTTGTAGCTGGGCTATTTCCAATATTATAATTAGTTGTACTAGTAGCAGTCCCTGTTACCTGACTCTTACCTGCAATTGAAGGTGCAGTTTGGTTACCATTAATTTTAGCACTAACGGCTTCTGGCGAATCACCATAGGCATCAGATACTGTAACGGTTCCCATTCCGTTTGTTTCAAAATTACTTGGAAGAGTTGATAAGCCATAATCTTTTAGTGGACCAGTCGCAGTAAATATATCTCCGACAGATGGTGTAAAGGTTCCAGCTAATCCTGTTGGGTGTATCGACCGCCATTCTCTTGGGGAATTATTTCCAACTGTTTTAACTGTAGCCCGTTGCCCAGCGACTAATTCTGAAATTGGAATGTCTTTTGTTGCATCATCTCTTGCAGAAGCTGCATTAAATTTAGGTCCGACAGCAAATTTCATTGGTATACCAAATATAGCGGTTTGATTTCTTCCGTAGTTAAACCCTCCTTTACCACTCACCATTGTTACACTTTGAATTACTCCACTATTCTGAACTATTACATTTGCAAGACCACCTTTACCGACAGCCTTTGAGCCAGTATCAATTATAGGAACGTTTGAATATGTCTTACCACCACTTGCTCCCGTAAACCCAGTGCCGGCAGTAGTTCTAGTAAATTTTCTTAATACTCTAAAAGTATTATCTGTATTTCTTGCTTCCCATATTGCGTCTCTACCACCGAATGGGGTCAAATCCATTTTACCAATATTTTCGTATGTAGTGGTGTACGGTGAATTAGATGAACCAGAATTTATTTTTGTAGGATTGCCAACTGGAGTAAAGAAGTTGGGTGAGTTAATTAAATCTGCCGGAGTATTACTTTCATTTCCACTTGTGGTTGTGTGAATATTAATATGTTCATTGCCGTACGACGCAGTCAATGTGCTAGCATTTAATGGGAAAGGAAGATTACCTGCAAGTAAATTACTTTCTTGACCATTTAAAGTATCTAAAGTAAGTAATGAATTTGAGTAGGGCTTTGTATTATCGCCCATTCTTAGTTTATACGTATTAGTTGCAGCTCCAAATTTTATTCTAGTTGAGAATAATGAATCTTCGCCAATACCTGGAGTATTAGATTTTAAATCATATTTTCTTCTATCGATAACATTAATTATTGTTTCTCTTCGTGCATCAATAATCTCTTTACCTTCTGCGAGGTCGGGGTCAACACCTTCTTTAACTCTTAAAGATTTAATATAAAAGTATTCGCCTGATGCATCTCCACTATAAGCTGCAACATCTCTTTCGGGTATTGCATTTCCGTTTAGATTAGACACAAACCTAAATACTGGTGTTGGGTCTTCTGTATCAGATCGAGTAAAGAACTTATGAGTGAATGGAACCCAAGAACCCTTAGTAGTAATTACAGTTTTGTCCGTAGAAAGATAGTCAAATCCTGCACAAGGCCCAGTATTTATTTGGTGTGTACCCTTAGTATTTTTAAATAGTGGATTTCCGTTAGCATCTGATACTGGCTGTCCTCTAGTCTCAGATAATTTTCTTGGATTGACTCCAGCCATCACACATAATTTTTGTAACTTACTATTACCACTTGGAATAAATACCTGTCCACTTATTTCGTATTGTGTATTCGGAGTATATGTTCTATCTCCGGTTGTAACGTCATACGGGAATATAGTTCTATCACTACCAAAATCAACATAATGAATATTTTGTGAAGTCGCAATAAATTTAAGAACCCCGTAATTTCCTTTAGGTATACCCAAGTATAAAGTGCTACCACTTTTCTTATTGCCAACCTGAGCGTCCGAATCATATGTCTCAATAGATGGTACTATAACTTGTCCGCCCGTAGCTAATGCTCCATCAACAGCTGTAATACTAGAAACATCAAGTGGTCTATACGCAGCGGTTCCATAATTTGGGTCAGTGTTTACTGAACCAGTGAAAGTTACTGGTGGGTCTGCGACTATTGATTGGAATTTTCCTTTATAAATAAGTTTTCTTTTCTTTCTGATATTTAAATTTTCTAATTTATAAGCAAATGCGTGTTTCTTTTCGTGAGCATTAACAATTGCAGAAGCTTCTACGCTTCTTCCAGTATATCTAGTTGCATCTCTGTCAGTTACATTATCTAAAACAATTTTAGAATTGGCAGTATTACTATCCATATATACGACATGCTTATTAGCACCATCTCTTACTAATCCATTATTAGCTCCTGCTGGTAATACTTCTATAAATGCACCGGTCATACCGTCACCACTAACTGAGTAAAATTGAATAACATTTTCTCCATAAGTTAGCCATTCAGTTTCAAACATAAACAATCCGTAATCATTTAGTGCACCTGGGAAAACGCCGTCATAGTTATGATGTGCTTCATTGTCCGCAGATAATCTAGCTGAATGGTCCATTTGGAAATTATCATCTGGTATTGAGATAGTCTGATTATTAAACTGCCACTGTTGTGGTATTTTTGCTATTCCTATTCTGTCACTATTAGTATTTTTAACTCTTAGTGTATGGCCATTATGAGCTAATAGCCAACCATTTTCGACTTCTTTTACAGATAAAAAGATTCGTGCAAAGCCTTCTGCAGAACTATGGAATATAAATTCGTGTGGACCATCACCATTACCACTACTTTGTGGTACATGTGGGTTTCCTCTAGCATTGTTCATACCAGCATACCCAAATAAATTATGGTATGAACCAATCTTATCGCCCCCGCCTATGTATAGATTACTAGGAAAGTTATAATCGTATAAACGTTTACAATCGAAATTAACTTCATATTCTACTTCTTTGTCGAAGAGTCGGTTATCTCCAATAGAATTAAGTTCTGTAGAATCTGTACTAATAGAATCCTCGAGTGTAAAAGTAACTGGTTTAGTTACAAGTGATAATGGTTTAGTAGAGTCTGGTATACTAATCTTACCCGGCGCTAATCTAGATACTTTAATTTGTAATGCAGGAGCTCCTGAGCTTCCTATTTTTGCATCTGCTATTGTAATTATTTCGCCTTCTCTAAAATTACATCCTGGTTCTAATATCTGCGACCTTGCATAATAATGATTACCGGCTTTGCCAAAAGTAATTAACAATTTAGCTCCAACACCAGAATGGCTGGTAGTATAATCAGAATCAGTTAAAGTGAATGCGGTGGCGGTAAGACCTGAATATAAGATATTGGAATGGCCATTGCTTACATCATCAACATTTTTAATACCACCCGATTTTAATACAAGGGCATTTCCACCAGCATTTAATATAGCATTTTTAAGTTCGCCATTTAAAATTTTATTTTCTAAAACTGCACCATTTGGAATAACATCTGGTCTTGCACCTGATGTTTCGGTAGCAGGTATTGATGTTATCGGTTGGGCTTCATATGCATGATAGGATTCGCCCGAAACTGTTTCATCGGTGGCTCCTCTATCGTGTTCGGATATTGTATATCTGAAATCAAATTCTTTTGTATTGCCTCCTGTTAATGTAGATTTATTAACTAAAGCTGCTGATGCGACATTAATACTAGCTGGATATTGAGATACTCTATGTTTTGGAAGTGTTAAGCATTCTTCGTGTGCTCTTTCAGTGCCATCTAAAACTTCTACAGTCGGAGTGCCAAACTCTATTTCGTCGGCTGAAGATGTAGCATTATAGAATTGATATGCCCTAACCAATAGCCTTCTAGTTTCAGTAGAAGCAAGCTGGAACGATTTAGTTTCAAGGTTTTCTATCTTTTTACCAGTAGAATAGTCCCATACCCCTACAAAGTCTGGTATAACACCTTCTATAAATGTAGGCCTTGCGTTATCATCAGAAGTTACATTCCTTGTAGCTTTAATATAGCCACTTACTAGATACCATTTATTTGATTCTAATTGCGTGTTTTGAAGATTATAACCAAGGAAATAACGATTCTCTGCCCCTATTTTAACTACTTGTGGATTATTTACAAAGCTAGTAATCACTGCGGCGTTTCCGCCATTAGTAATTTTATTAGCAGTTCTAGATATATTAGTAAACAGTTGGATTCTTTTATTTCCATTGTCTGCATCACTCAAGCGATTTATGTAATAATAATCATAGTTGCTACCATGATTTAATTCTTGGTTACTTGAGTCAAAATCACTATTGCTGAAATGCTTAAATAATACTATATTACCTGTTGATATTGAAAATGATGAAGGTACTTCAACTATAGTAGAATTGGCTGTACAAGTAACCGATTGAACTGTACGGGTATGGTATGTAGACAATCCAGTTTCACTCCCCTCTGCGAGATCAATTAATGGAATATCGGTAGAACTATTTGATACGTCTCCAACATTTCTTCCTCCGCCGACCTGACTAGAACCAGCTTCTTCAGCATTATAAACACCAAAGTATATGTTACCATCATTACCAGCTCTAGATTTTATTTTAAACGGGAATGTAAATTTATGATCTTTATAAGGGTTGACTTCGACGTATGGTGAGTGATATCCGCCATCTTGTGCATTATCGGTAGAACTATTTTTTGCAATCCATGTAACTTCTTTTTCGCCGAATGGACCAGTAGAAATACTTCTTAGTTGTTCTTCAGCTGAACCATTCATACTCCACTGTGAGCCATTGACAATATTATCTCCATCGCCAGGCGTCCATGGTAAATAAGGACTCAGTAAATTTGTATCGGTAAATGAATCATCGACTTCGTGTAAGCCCGATAGTTTTTGATTTCTATTTAATGTTCCAATTGCTATACTATTTGTTTTAACACCATTAACAGTACCAGAATCTAATAGTGCTGGAAGAACTTGGGTTTTTCTTATTAAAGTAAAGTTAGTAATTGTTACAACTGCGTCAGAGTCGTCCGCATAGAAATAAAGTCCTCGGTTGTCTGATTCAGTCGCAGTAAGATTTGTTAAGCTCACCGTTCCACTAGTTGCAGTTGTTCCTAGGGTATGTCCTCCAACACCTTCAAAGTTGAAATATGCAGTTCCTGTTGAAATAGAATTGATTTCAAAATCAAAACTAATATCATAATTACCCGCTCCTATTTTTTCACCATTGGGTAATCTAAGATTATAATATCTACTAGCACCTGTACTAAATTGAATTTTAAAATCTTTAATATCAGTGGTAGCTGACTTTATTACTGTTATACCAGAACTTACACTGCTCTCTTTTAAAGTGTTGGATAAATCTACTGAGCCAGAGAAAGTTGTCTGAGGCGCATCTAAGCTATTCATGTGTAGAATATTTTTGATACCCCATTCTGGTGCATACTTTGGAATACTATCAAATTCAATAGCTTCACCATCAACTCGTTTTATAGAAACCTTTTTAATTAACAAAGATGGAACGTGAGCACCAAGCGCGCCTGAATTTGTATAATTATTAATAAGTACTAGATTAAATTTCTTGGCTCCAAAATCAAATTTACTAGCAGAATCGGTTGTTACATCTTGATAACCGTGCTCTGGGTCAAAGGGCGGGTTAATCCCACCAACCGTTTTAGTAAACGTTTTCTCTACACCAGCATTTAACAAGAAATTACTGGCTATGCCCCAGTTATATGTATTAAATCTATCAGTAGCTAAGCTATTATTAGATGCATCTAAACTTTGCAGTCCAGCATATACTCTTATATTTCTGTTCGATATATTTTTATAGGTAACTTCTATTTCAAACTTAGTATCTAAATTATCAATTATAGAACGATTATTAAGATTAAGCCATCTAGTACCACCAGTAACTACAACGCCATTTAATTCATCGTCATAATATATCGCGCCGGAGTTGTCTCTGTTAGTTAATGAATCAATGTCGCGGAAACCCTGACTAGTAAATGCGTCACTAAAATCATAATTTTCTAATAAAATCTCTTTGACATTTTTAGGAGAAGCCGCTTCTTTTTTGCTACGAAGAATAGCGTCGTCGAGCATAACCTGGCCATTAGCATGAACCCGCAATGTTTTGAATGTTCCAGCAGTTCCTAAATCAACTATAAGTGGTGCGGAATAATTTAATCCCTTTTCAGCATCTGGTAGTTGGTAAAATTTATCTCTTTCAAATGGACCGTGTCTTATAATTGGAATTGCCGGTGTACCGGATAATCCAGCAGTACTAATTGTATTTGATTGATACTGCAGAGATACCGTTTTTGCTGCAGTATCACCTGTATTTTCACTAATTCTTTCTATACATCTTTCTTCATCAAGGCCCACTGTGGTCGAGGAATCAGTATTAGAATTTCTTACACCAATAAATGAATGGGAAATTCTCTCGCCATTGATATCACTTGACTGAGCAAATTCTGTTTGTCTGTTGGGTGCTCCAAAGTATCTTGCCAATGCCCATCTTAAACCTTCAGTGCCTACCGCTCCAGAAGTATATTGATAACCAGTAGCAGAATCAAAATTATATCCACCAGTTGGCTTTACCGACGTGCCTAATCTAGTTGCGTTAACTTTACATTTTGCTGCATCGTATGTGTATATAGCAACTATTAAACCAGATTCAGTATTTTTAAGTTTATCGTGAAGAGCATGTTCAGCTTCATCAGAAGTAGAATGGCCAGATACACTCCCGCCATAAGTATCAAAGTAAAAATGTCTGTACTTGTTAGGCGCGTATGTGTCTCCGTCACTGGTGACAGTTCCACTGGTTTGATTAAATATAATTACATTGTGGCCTCTAAATCGTTTATTGTAAGTATTATCACCACTACCACTTCCATTACCAGAAGTCTCTTGAGAAACGGAAGGGTCACTAAATTTAACACCATGCCCCGAGGTGTGGTAATTTAAATTAGTACCAGTACATTGTATTGCATCAAATACTCTACTGTCATTTTGGTCTTCGGGCCTACCAGAAGCAGTTGAACTATAATCTGAAACAACAACTTCAACTTTATTATCTGCATAGCCTTTAATTGATAGTTCTCTAAAATTACCATCAGCCACTCCACGAAATTTAGTTCCTGCTAAATATTTTCCTTTAATAGAGGTACCACTGGTTTCTTTAAGTTTGAATTTTAGTTCTAATTCGCTTTCCTGAGTCAGCTCTCCGCCCGTACTAATTGCAGTACCATTACCGTCAAGCTCGATATATCTTTCATCAATTGTAGTTGAATCATCAGTAGTATCTAAAATTGCCTTTTTGGCATTTCCACTCAATACATCAGATGGACCTTCTAGTTTTAATCCTTTTTCATAGTTATAGGCTACATCACCCATTCTATTGAACTGAGATTGTTTCTGCGCAAAGAAGGCCGATTGAAATTCGTATAGAATAATTTCTAAGTAAGCGTTATAGAAGTATTCTAACCAACCAGGCTGGTATGTAGGACTATGAGAACCGTCACTAACTTGGTTTTGAAGAAGTCTAAAGGTACCAATAGGATCAGAAGCTTTAAACTCTGGTGGCTTAAAGAATTCGCCTTCAGCATTTGGAGCTTCAACACTATCACCTAAAGGCATATATGTGTCTTCTTGATAAGGCTTTCTTATTTTTACCAATTCCAAGAAAAGAGCCGTGAAGAATTTCATTCCAGCTGGGTGAACTAATTTATTAAATTCTGTTTCCCAACTGTCAACTGATAGCTTAGTTCGAACAACATAAGAAAACTCTTGAAAGTAATCACCATCATGCAATTTCATAGCATCAGATAAATATCCGCGAGTATCTTTCCAGCGAATCACTCTTGGATACGCAGTACCACTCGAAGACAGACCATAATTTAATTCTTCAATTACTGGAATAGATGTAACATCTGGGTTATCATCATATCCACCACCTTTAATAGCTTTTGCAACCACGATGCTCGAGCCTTTATTTGTGATATTCACGCTTCCGCTGTTATCTAAATCAATATCAATTATCGTATTCTGTGGTACAACCTTATTAGAAAGAAAGTTAGACATCTCAGTATCAGATGCTAATGTAGGAATAAAGCTAAATCCGTAATAATACAATGGACCATCGGGGTTCTCTACCGCCGCGCCAGTCAATGAAGGCTTTAGTGCAGAGCTTCCAACACTACCGAAATTGTAGGCTGAACCAATTGCACCCGGGTATAAATTTACTGTATTCACTCCACCACCACTGGTTGATGCATTAGTTAGACTAGATGTCAATGGCGCTGAAGCGTAAGCGGTATTTAACGCAGCAATTTTAACCGCAGTCAAAGTAAATTCATTTCTTTTAAATTCTAACGACTGGCCCGTGTTTAAATTTACTGGATTAGTAACAACCAAAGCTCCGGTGGAGGTATTATAACTTACAACAACAGTACTGCCTTGTTGGTTTGATATTCCAACACCTATTGCATTTCCAACTGTCATATATTGCCCAGCTTCTATAGTTCCAGTTACTGTAGATGTATCAAGTGTAAGCGAAGTAACGCCATTAGCATCAGCATTAAGAGAAGCTACTGCTTTATTTCCAACGGCTGAAGCCTGAGTTCGACTAGAGTCTACAGAAATAGCTAATCTTAATCTTTGCTTTGATAAATTTATTTCTGACCTAAATGGGTAATCGGTTGAATTATCAACATAATTATTAAAGGTAGCATTAAAATCATTTTGCCAATTGCCAAGCCTTCCTCCAATTGCGAGATGACCATCACTGGTAATTTTTAGAAAAACACCAGCGTTTTTAATCGAATCTCTTGTAAATGTTCCGCCTGTTACTGAGCTCGCCGAAAAGAGATGCGTATTGGGAAATGAAGCTATCGCATGTGTGTTTGGTAAATCAGTATTAGAAACACCTAACTTAAAATCGTCTCCAAATTCTATGTCTAAGAAATAAGTACCCTGCCGTACATCAGCATACGTACTATTCCTGTAAAAATGAAGCCTTCGCATATTATCATAACCTTTTTTATAATAATACTTTTCTTTTGTAACTGCTTCGGCTGATGTTCCTTGGTAGTCACCATCAGATGTTTTAAATAATACTTCTTTAGGATAGGATACAGAAACAATTTCATCAAAGAATATTTTAAAGAATGACTCAATGCTTGATTCACTACCTCGAGTATTATAATATTCTACAATCTTTTTATATAAAGCGTTTTTATCTAAGTTCTTTGCATCAGGTATACCCTTTGCAATTTCCATAGCAATTCTATCGATATAATCATCAGTAGTTTTATCAATATCATGTTCCTGTAAAACTCTTCGAGTAACATTACTTGGAGAAGCTATTACTTCTGAAACTGAAATCACTGATGATTGTAAAATCGGCAATTCCATATAATCGTCTATTCTATAACCGTAGCCGGATTCGTTAGGAATTACACTTACTACTTTACCGTTATCAGCAGTGATGTCTAAGGTCAAACCTTTACCGTGTCCACCACTAGCTACAATATTAGAAAAATTAACTAAAGTAGTTTTAATCGAGGTTTGACTATTGACAGAAGAAGCTAAAGCAATAGGGTCTATATTACCAGCAATAAATGCTCCAGCATCTCCAGTGTCTAATGTGTTGAATGACCCACCGGAGTTTCCTCTAAAGACTATACTTGATACGTCATCGGTATTTGAACCAGTCGCAGTATCTGCAAGGCTATCATAAAAATCGCATTGTAATGAACCATTATTATTATATGCCATTACCCATGTGTTATACAGAGCAGTACGTGAAGCTCCAGCTCCAACGTTTTTATCCATTTTCAAAAGAAAATAATTAGCATTTGTTAATCCACGATATGCAATGGCTGAACCAAAATTAAGTGCGGAATTTTCTACATCCGTTAATTTAATATATTGCTGATTATAATTTGACGGTACGAAAGAAAAACATTCAGCGCCAACTATTGCAGTTGATTGTAATAAATCCGCATAAGAAATAACTGAACCAGTTCCTGGTGATACTATATTTAATGCTTTAACGATACCATCTTCATTCATGTAATCATAATACTCAGTTAAGAGTTCAATTAGATTACTTGCTTGATTGCGTAATTGGTCTGGTACCAAGGCTCTAGTCCTTGATGCCTCTACATTATGTGGTACAATTGCGAATGATTCAGTTGATTCGTGCGACATATTTAAGCGTCCCTAGTAAACGTATTATATTTAGATGACCCAGCCGACCCTGCGATACTCATGTTATCAATATCTCCAGTGATACTAGTTGCGTCTATATCAATTTGTAAAATTTTCTTTTTCTCTGAAATAATATCATCGGATGCTGGTCGTACTTTTATTTGTACACTCTGATCGTTATCATTTAATAAACCAGCCAAATCAACTAATCCAGTTGACGGATATACAAATCCAATTTTATTGTTTGTTCGAACTATCTGTCCGTCCGCGCCTATTTTAAATGAATAAACTCTTCTCTTTTGAGTATCACCTACTATAGGCTCATCTGCCAATCTAACGTTCTCTCCACCTACTACAATATCTGAAGTTGCGATCATTGAGCTGGCCTGTTGAACATCACCATCGAGCGAAAATCCAAAGTCGGCTGTTGTGGTATCCGCGGCTGAAGACGTGACTTTAACATTTTTATATGTATATACTCGAGCAGTCGTATTTAAAATTGCTGGACTAAGAGCATCAATCGCAGAAACTAAATTAGAATGTCGATATACACCCGCGAAATTATTTAACTTAGTGCTATTATAACTCATTAAGGCCTGTTTAACCGATGCAGATAAAGCTCCGGCTGAAGAAGACGTCGCAGATGGATCGTATTTATAGAAAATTTCAAAATATATAAAAGTGTATTCGGGGTCTACTATAATTGGTGTTAATCCAACAACTTTTTTCTTGGCTAAATATGCTAGGATTTCATCTTTCTGAGCTGAAGTTAAAAACTCAGTTGCTGTAGGTTTAACCGATAAGTAAATTCTTCCATATTGAGCAGGTACTTCTGTTTCACCACCCCATGCTGCAACGTTTTCAATACCAGTAAATTTTTTCATTATCAAAGACTTATAGTCGTCTGATGTTACTGCTCTTTCTTGAGCTATAAAAGATAAAGGTGCATTATATTTAATAGAATCGATACCTTCTGCAGCGCTTCCACTGGCAGCCTGAGCCACTGTTGATACAATTACTGATGATTGAACTCCAGTCACTTGACCAGATTTAAAAGAGAATACTTTAGCACCATTAGTTAAAGCTCCGTCAGATACTAAGTATGTTAATCTAACTAAACCAGATGCCTGAGGTCTTTTACCAAATAAGCCATTACCAAATCTAATTTCATAGCTGCCATCTGCATTTTCGTCAATAAAATAAATTTTAGATGTACCATCAACATTTGGGAAATCAGAAAACAATTCATAAATTTCTGAAACACCAGAGCCATCAAGTGTAGGAAATACTTCAACTTTTAACGTAGAGGTATCAACTTTATTAGAATTAATAACAAATCTTTGGTCATAACTATTATCAACAGAATAATTTTCTATTTTAGTAGTACCTTGTTTAATAATTAAATCTCTAAATGTAAATGTATTACCAGTTCCACTATCAATTTCTACCGTAGCAGCATCCATTGTCTCAAATGAATATGTAATATCATTAATATTTGAAATAAACTGTGTGCCAGCTGGAAGAGTTAATGTTCTAGAACTTGTGTCGGAAGCAGCTCTATTAAATACTACATTAACTGTAGCTGCCGGAGCAGTTACAGACTTAGGAGTATATCCAAGAAGCTTAGCCCTGGAAACCACATTACCACGAACCTGAGCAGAATCAAGGAATGACTCATTCATAGCCATGTGAGAATTTACTGCATTATAATGAGTATTATATGCGAGGATGTCCATTAGCTGGTCCATGCCCGACCCAGTAAAATCGTAATCTCTAAATTGCCCGCCTTGTCGCTTAAAGTAACTAATTAAGTTTCCTTTAATTTTATCGAAATCTAGTTCCGTAGTATTAAATTGTTGTGCCATATTATCTTAACCTCTCTAAGTAAAAATCAACTGTTTGTTCATTTGCTACACTTGTTACATTAAATGTTACTGTAACATGTACCGAATTTTCATCTAACTCTTCTTGAAGTTGAACTCTTATAGAATTAATTCTAGGCTCAAAAGAATTTAACATATCTTTTATATTCTGTCTAATTGTTTCGTATACAAATGGATTAGCATTTTCAAATAGTTGATGCGTTATATTACTTCCTACAGTTGGTTGAAACGGTCGGTCTCCTTTATTTGTTAATAGTAAATTTTTAACTGAGTTCTTTACCGCGTCAATGTCTGTTAATGGTGTGATATCATTAAACGCAGGATGTTTAGTTAAACTCAAATCCAAGTCAGAATACACCCTATCCGAGGTAGGTACTATAATCTGTGATTTCCCTTGGTTGTAATCTGAGTAACTCATATCAACTATTTATATAAAAAGCTGATGTTTTTTTCAGATTAAGATTGAGAATGCATATATCCTAACTTAGAAAGACGCACATGCTCTGGGTATGTGTTAACAAAAATAGTACTTCCTGATTTATACATATAATGTGGCTGGAATGAACTAGAAGAATACACCTCTAGTTGCTCTCTTTGTTCGTCACTAACATCAGCAAAGGTTTGTACTTCATACATAGGACGATTCCCGCCCAAGGGTTTTATTAAAAACTCTTTATAATCGGGTAGCTCTGATACTACATCTTTAAATAATTTCCCTTGTGCATATGCAGTTCTAGAAGCCAATGCGCTTAAACCATTACTCATTTTGGCTTCGAACATTGCCTTTAATACATCTTCTACTATAGTTTTATAATTCTCATCGGCTACTGTACCACCGGCAGCATTTGAATAATCTATTAAACTATAATTTACCGGAGCTTTCGAAGCAGTATAATTTTCGGGTGATAATTTAAATGCTGGTAGTATTCTAGTTTTAGCTAGTTTAGTTTTAAATAAAGCTCTAAATTTAGTTCCATAATTAGAAGTACCTTCTGAAAGTCCATAACCGTGGTGCATATAATAATGTTTGGCTATTGGTTCGTCAAATAATGTCATATCAGAATAGTCTTCTCCACCTTCCGAGAAAAATGATTTGACCATTTGTTCAGTAGCTTCAACGCTTTTTAACATTTCAGACAAATGTGTTTTTGTATTATAAAGAAGGCACGCTTTATTTACTTTATCTGGTGGTGTTTCACCATTTACTAAATAATATTCATATACTGAAGCACCGGGATATGATTCAAAAAATGTTTTGGGTAAGCCTCTTTTGACCTTTGAAAGATATGCTCGTTTAGTTATTTCTTTGTATTCTTTTGTTGTACTTTTAAATTTATCCTCTAACGGCTTCTTCACGGCTTCAATTGCAATTCTTATTTTAGCATCGGCTTCTTTAGCCATAATTTCTGTTATGTCTGAACCCGAAACATTATCTTCGTCTTTTATCTCTACCTCATCTGCTTTTACCACAGCAGCAGGAACAGCTTCTTTCTTCGCAGGTTCTGTAGAATCTTGAGCAATTAGTGGTTTCTCTACGGCTTTACCATTTTCTAATTCAACATCTTTTTGTTTACATATATCAAGTTTAAGTGCTTCTAAAGGATTTTGCGCTATTTTTCCAAGAGTGTCAAGGGTGTCTTGAAGATCGTCAATAGCATCACCCCACTGAGCTTCAAACTCACTTAATTTATCAGCCCAGCCTTCAGTTTTATTTGCAATAGCATTTTTAAGTTCATCTAATTCTTTTTGAAAGTCTGGTAATTTAGGAATTTCTGGCACAGCAGCTTTTAAATCTGCTAATAATTTTGCCTTAGCTGCTTTTATTTCGGCTAAAGCCCCACTAACGTCAACACCAGGAACTTTAATAGCAGCCATTTTTTCTTTCAATGCATTTTTAGCATCTTGAACTGCTTTTAATAAAGGATTTTCTCCACATGGAAATGACATAATATTTTAACCTCCTGCAAAAACGTTTGATGAACCTGCCGCTACTGAAGTACATCCACTAATACCATCACCAACTCTTCCGCATCCTAATCCATTTACCTTTACCGTAGACGACCCTGCTGCTATTGGAGCAGAATGAGAACCACATGGAGAAGGTGGTAGTTTATGACCAGTATTATTATCGCCTTGCCTAGATACTGGAATCCCATTGGCGAAGACATTACTACTCCCCGCCGCTCTCACCATTCCACTACAGTGAGCCACATCTGCATCTCCTATTCTTGTTACTGCTGGCATATCTCTATTTATATCCTAAGTTGCGGTTTCCATAAAACCTTTTAACCATGTTAGTGCTGGTCTTTCACCCGTACCATCACGATTAATTAATCCAGTCTGATGGCCCTGGTCGTATCTCCAGTTCTCTGTATTAATATATCCCCAAAGAGTTATTCTTTCTACATTAGGGTGATTCCATAGTGCAGGAAAAATAACTTGATATCTATCTGATTGCTTTGTGTCTATATCGATACTATCGCTGTTCGTGCCTGAAATATCAAGCTCAGTAATATGAATGGGCAATCCAGTTTGAGCATGTACATCATCAATCGCTGCAGTAATTTGTGCTGCGGTTAAATCATTAATATTAAAATAATGAGATTGCATACCCATAGCATCAATTAAATTTGGATTATGATTCTTAATAGCATTCGCAACAGCACAATTTTCATTTCTTACTGTTTGATTACTCATCATACCAAAATCATTTATCCAGAGTTTTGCATTTGGAAAATAATGTCGAGCCGTCTCAAAAATATAAATCGCCCAATCATATCCACTCGTACCTGCTCCACCTAATTGATTTATTAAACGAGTAGTACCAGCATCTTGGTGACCTGTAGCAATTTCATTTAATGTTTGTATACCATAGATATCATCACCATAGCGAGTAGCAATAGCACTGCACCACGCTTCGAAAGCTGCTTTACTTGCGGATTCACTAAGACCTTCCCACCAATCAGGCGTTCCCTGGTCTGCTCCCCAAATTAAAGTATGCCATAACATTTTAATTCCATTCATTTTACATTGAGCATGTAGTATATCAGCTCCGCTAAAATCAAATATACCTTGATTCTTTTCAACCGGTTGCCATTTGCATAAATTACCAGCAAGAGCGGTGTTCCATAGGTCAGCATAATTTGCAGAATTTAACTCAGTAACAAAAGGTTGTGTGCTTTGTATCTCACTCATCTGAGCGGTATTGATATTACCAAGTAGTTTACTCTTTTGATATGCTAATGCTCCTAGATTATCTGCAACTTGTACTCGTTGCGCGGCGGCTCTACCTATAAGCTGAGGAAAAACATCTTGGCCATTTAAAACTGTGTGGGTAAAAGATTTACTTTCAGTAACGCTTGAACCGGAAAGAGTATATGTAATACTCACAGTATAATTTACATCAACTTCTGCAGTAGAACCCTGAGTGGCTTTAATTAATTCGACATTCTCAGGCAAATCCATTATATTATTTGCAAAAGTTGGTACCACAATACTTGGAAAATTTTGTTGTTCTATTACAAACTCTTCTGCAGTTAGTTCTCTTTCTACAAGATTCTCAACCTTTGTTTTTGCGCTTAATCCAGCTGGTACATGTTTTACAACATCATCGGTGAACGCATGATCGTATTTTCCAATCAATCTCATCTTCACCACACTCGAAGCGGTCACTGCCTGCGGAAAAGATGCGGCAGTATCATCGACCTCTAAAGTAATAGTAACGGAATCAGTACCTGTGCCTGGACCACTGACTAATGAAAACGCAGTAATTTCTGTAATAAGTGCATCGTCAAGAGAAATTTCTTTTTTAATATCAAAAACCTCGCTTCGGTTTTTATCTTGAGAACCAATATTTGTAATTGTAATAGACATTACATCGTTTCCCGTTCCATTAATTCCTGTAACTTACCTTCCCATTGTTCCATTTCCTCATGCTGCTCATCGGTATGAGGAGGCTCAGGAACTTCAGGTACAAATGCAATTACATTTTCAAAAGACTCTGGTATTTCTTCGAAATTCTGATATACCTTTGCTCTTCCATTTATTAAAATTTTAAAATAGTGGGCCATTAGTTCAAGTCAATTCGTGCACCATCGACATCCACATTTGCTGGGGTTGTCATAGTAATATTTCCTACAGCATCAACGTCTAATATAGACTGGGAATTAATAATTAAATCACTTCCAGTAGTTACACTCCATTTCTGACTAAATGTCATTGATGCATCCAGTGCTACTCCTAAATCAAGTACACCGTCAATGCTTTCCGTCTTATCGACATTAATTTGAATATCTTGATTTCCGAAAATTTCAATATCTTGTTTAAAGTTATCAGGCGAATCGCCAGTTTTCATATTAGCGCCAATAGTTCTTTTCTCTTTCGCACCGATTCTTGTAGTTACTAAGCCACCAATATTTTCTTTTTGGTCTGCGACTATTTCTCGATATTCACTCTTACCAATTTTTTCATGTTTCATACCATGAATATTAGTATAATGATTACCTTCAACCTCCATATAGTAATCACCTTTAATTAATGTTCGAACATCTTTATTAATTGTTAAATTACATGCTCCTTTTATATTAACATTTTTATTATTAAAGTAAACTTCATACCCATCACCTTTTACCACAGTAGTTTTTGTGCCATCTTTATCAATTTCTTCGAAGGTGCCGGTTTTATGGAATGTTAAAATTCTTTCTTTACCATTAGTGTCATCTAGTTCTATAGTATGACCTGATTTCGTTTCTTTAGTATGACAATTAGGATATAAAGGCAGTACTATATCGTCTTGTTCTGGTTGAATAAATGTTTTTCTGTCAAAAAATGGGTCTGGTTTTCCGTCAGCATCTGGGTATTTTACTTTTAGAGTTTCTGTTCCCGGTGGTATCGCAGTTGGAACACCACTCGGCGAATCTCCTACGTTTTCCGAGTACTTAGTTAATACCCGTGCATCTGATTTACTAATATAAGATTTAGACTCCGAGTATGCTTCGGTTGAACCTTTTGGATTATCAACATAATTTTCGTCTCTTGGATTACCATTAGGTGTGGGATCACAAAATCCTTGAGACCTATCAGACGGATTAGGATTATTTGTTTGAGAGGGTAAGGTTCCCATAATAATAGGGTCTTGACATGCTTCACCATCTCTAAAGAATCCAATTACCCAAGAGCCTGGTAATATTCCAGTAGCAGACTCACCAATACCAGAACAAGAAGCAGATGTAATAGGCATTAATACGTGAGCCCATGGCAGTGCTTCGGTGGGTATACCAATTCCTGCTCTCTTATCAGCAGTATGATAACCATACGCTCTTACTTTAACTCTGCCCATCTCGAGCGGATCGTTAATATCTTCAATAACTCCTGTAAACCAGAAGAAATTGTTATTAATAAAATTATTGCCTTCGAATCCCATTAGTATATTGTGTCCTTTTTCACTTCTAAATCAACGAAGTGTTCGTCTCCGCCTTCTGTGCCAAATTCAAATCTATGAATAGCAGACGTTATTAAATATGTGCCTGATAAAATTTTATCTTTCGGTACTTGAGTATATTCATCGCTGATTGCTTTATATGCTGCAGCTTCTATTGACCTAGGATAGAATAATTTAATTTTTCTTCCTGCGTTTAACATAAAATCTCCGTGAAGTTTAATAGTCTGAGACACGGAATCCATTAATGCCATATAACAATTAAGAGCTTCAACATTTTCTGCCATATCTCCATTATAATTTGACTCTTCTCCGAACGCTGAAGAGTTAGTGGCTAAAAATTCTTGGTGAGCATCAGGTAATTGATTTAATGAATTAGAGTTATCTCTACCTATTTTAAAATCTTGTGAAAATACATTCCTGCCATTTCCAGTAGCATTTTCTCTTATTGCTCCACTCTTTTCTGAGGTGTAATCAAATATTTTATTCGTATAACTCTTATTAGTAATATCCAATGAAAAATTGTTTGATGCATATGCGCCAGAAGAAGCCTGGAAAGCCTTTGACATTTCTAAGTTAGACTTAGTGTCAAGTATTCGCTGAGCTCTTTCTATATAATCTTCTTGAGTGTTGGGATTAGCTATGTAGCCTTTTAAGAATACGTATTCGTTATATGATGGATTAATAATATCATCATTCATATTAGTAAGAGACCTAACATTAACCATTCCGTTTAGTGTTTGATACACAAAGAACGGAGCGCCTTTATTGTCAAAGGCAGCTCTTCTTAAATGTTCTATTGCCGCCATAGGTTCTTGAATATTAAGAATCCCTTTATGTGAAGTAGAGTCATCACCAGAAATACTTATATTATTAAAAAATAAATCATTCGCAAATATTTTTTGTATTTCTGCAGTACTACTATTACTGTACGCTCTAGAAATTTTTAGAAATTTAGAATTATATGCAAAGGACGATACGCCCTTCAAAGTATATGCTTGTGCAGTAGCACTAGTTTCTGATTTTTGAAAAGCAGAATATTCAGTTACATAAAATTCTAAATCGACGTTTTGAGTTACATCTGGGTCGATAATAGCAGTTCTTTCCATACTTAAAGTAATCTTTTCTTGGCCAGATAAAGACCATTGTTCGAAAAAATTAACAGTATCTTTTAGTGTTGCAGTGAGAATTAATGTAGGTAAAAATATACTTTCTCTGATTTGTACTTCAGAAAGCATATTATTAATTTCTACTTCTTCTCCACTAAATGTTGTAAGTATTGCTGACCTCAATCTGAATGCTTGAGGCTGAATACTTTTTCCATCAGCTGATAATATTGATGCCATAATATATTATATTCCTAGTAACTACTTCCACCACCACCGCCGCCGCCACCGCCACCACCGCCGCCATAAGCACCAGTAGTAGAACTAAGTCCACTACCACCTATAGTGGGAGAAGTAGGAGAAACAGAAATTGCTTCCGGTACTCCTTCAACGCTTTCTATTCTAGTTAGACCTGAATTTATTTTATTTTCAAAGGCCTCAGCAAACGAACCAATTAAATCTGGTGCAATTACTTTTATTCGACTCTGAGATTCTGTGTGTCTTACTTCATGTTGGTAAAAAGATTCAAAATTCATTGGGTCAAACCCGCCTGACAATGCATCGTATGCACTAATTTTATTCTCATTAGTATATGCTGTTGAATTATAATAACAAAATGGTGCATCTCTAGCCGATAAGAATGTATGTTGTTTAGTATCAGTAGGTCTTAGATAAGGAATAAACCCTCGGTGTCTTATTTCTCCAACCTCCCACTGATCGTAATGAGTAAAATATCTAGTAAATACAGTCAATGCAGCCTGTTTAGCGCCACTCTGAATTTTATTTGTATTATAAACATTAAGTGGAGTATCTGCTCCAGTATTTACTCCGCCAGTTAGATTACTTTCAAACCATTCAAATAAACCAACCATCCATTCTAATCTCTTAGTAGTTATAGTTGAAAGATAATCAAATCCTGCACCACTTTCATTATTTTGTCCTAACACAGGCCAATCATTGAATGTAAATGAGAGCGCTCCTTTAAATTTAGATGAATTCCATGTATTATTATTTGGGCCTAACTCTACATTCGTGAGATAGTCCATAATATCTCTTTCATCTGCCATGAAGCGGTTTCTGTTTGTAAAGTCTGTTAAAAATAATTGTTGTCTTGTGTTATCCCATTTAATTGGTCGCGCGGTTTCGTAATTTCTAAAAAATCTAATATCTTCATAAGTTAAATCTAATCCAGCTGGTGTATTATCTACAATAGCAAAGACCTCATCTCCTGGTATGGAAGATGTAGTTATACTTGCCTTTTTAAAACTAGGTTTAATTGAAGGCATAAAAGACATAACAGAAATATTATCATATTCTCTTTGCATCTCAGTTTCAAGAGATTCGTATGAAACTGGCCAGTCATCAATTCCTTTTTTTAAATTTTCGTTTACAATAAAAAATGTCCAATAATAATCTGGCGTACCATATAATCTCTGAGACAAATTATCTGGCCGTTCACCATCTTGAATTGTTTCATACAAATAATTAGTAATATCAGATGCAAGAAGGTCATTGACATCTACGTGACGAAAGAAATCAACTACGCTTTTAACACGATCGGCTAAAAAATAATTTGCTGTTGGAAATTGTTTAAAAAATGACATTAACTTATTTTCTCCATGTCGACATCAAGTAATCCATAATTGACTACATAAAATCCATTATTATCAGTTGAAACTGCGGGGTGTTTAGAATCTATTTCTAATAAGTCCTGAGCCATTACTCCTCGGTATCTATCTACACCATCAATATATTTAAATTCATATATCTTAATGCCTGATGGAGATACATCAACTTCATATATATTTTCTTTTAGCCGAATATCTGAACTTGCTGTGCCATATCCCGACCTCGGGCTAATGCCTGGATTAACGCCATCTCTCGCATTTCTAAGAGTGGCCGCGTCTGTGTGGCCTAAAACTTGAATTTCTTCGGCAGTAACGCCCTTTTTGTTATCGCCTTCGTCAGCCTGCTGTATGAATCCTTGTAATGAATTATCTGGTGCTGCAGTGGCTCGACCTTTAAGACCGATTCCTCTTGCTGCTTGGTTTTCTATTTCGTTATCGTAATAATTTCCATTGCCGGCAAGACCTTCAAGAGCATTGATATCTATTGCATTAAGAGCTCTTGATTCGGTAAAGGTTAGTGATACATCAACTTCAAGTGGAGCTCCACCTGGGTGCCAAGCAGCGGCAGTAGTATTAAAGGTAGCATTAAATCCACCCAAGTAACAAGCAAATATTTTTGGTAGGTATGGATTAAATTTCGCTCCTTCAAATCCTACACTCTCTAAAAAATCTATTTCCCATATTGGAGGGTAAGATAAAAAGGCATTAAATTTACTATCCCCTTGGGCCTCATTGCCACCATACATATTAGCTCTGAAGAAATGGTCTATTTTCTTAATCATTGTAGCATCAGCCTCAGAGCTTGCTACCATCTTAAAATTGAAAGTAAAACTTCTAACATTATTTCCTTGAAATGTAGTGTTAGTAAATTGATTCATAGATTGTTTCTTAATAGCTTGAGCTTTTGTTAAACTTCCACCCAATGCTGCGTCCAATCCACCTAAAAATGTTTTACCAATTGCTTTCTTTGTGGCTTCAAATGCGCCCATCGCTTTATCGCTACCTGAAGCACCTGTATTGTAGATCATATCAGCTGCAGCACCTGCGATTCCTAAATCAATAGAAGACAAATTTGCTGCATCGCCAAATGCAATATTAGCAGGACATGGAAAATAGCAAGATTCGCGAGTTAATTGTGTGACTTCTTTAGAGGGGTAAGTTAATTTAACGCATGAAAATCTTACTTGAGGTCTTTCTGCAGCTAAATCATCTTGAGACGGAAAATAATAAGTCTCACCCTGAGCAGCCGTCTGTCTTTTTGGACTTACATTACCACTGATGCCGCCTCCTGCTCTTATAGCATCTGCCTTCTTCGACAGCTCTTTGCCATAATTACCTTTATTCCAACGACCAGATTGGTTGGTGTTTTTTCCTAAAAGTTCTAAGTCTGCTTTTGATGCTACCATATTTTTTCCTTATAAATAGTTTTAGTATCTCTATTTATAGGATTTGGCATGGCATATCGTGGAAAATATAAAGTTAAGAAACCAGAAAAGTACGAAGGTGACTTTACTAATGTTGTGTATCGTTCTCTATGGGAAAGACAATTCTTTAGATGGTGTGAGGCTAACGATGAAGTAGTTCGTTGGTCTTCTGAGTCTGTTGTTATTCCTTACATATGTAAGAGTGACGGTAAGCCACACCGCTATTTTATGGACGTAAAAGTAAAATTCACGTCTGGGAAAACCGTTTTGATTGAAATAAAACCAGAGATACAAACACAACCACCAAAGAAACAATCTAGAAAGACAAAGAAATATTTAAATGAGGTAATGACCTATGCTAAAAATATTTCTAAATGGGAAGCGGCTGAAAAATATTCTGCTCGGCGAGGCTGGGAATTTAAAATCTTCACAGAAAAAACACTTAAATCGCTCGGTATACGGCTCTTAAACTCATAAATAGAGTTATGGCAAAGTCTTTATTAAAAAAGTTTGAGGGTGGATTATCTTATAATGAGATAAGTAAATTCACGTCGAAGGCCCGTACTTGGTATATCAATGAACTAAAAAGTATGAAGGTTAACCGCCAAGCACTATTAAGAGACTCGGAGGTTATAAAGAAAAATCGATTCTTGCCAGGAAGAATGTTTATGTTTTTCTATGATCCAAAACATAAGGCTACACTACCATACTATGACCAATTCCCTTTGATTCTAGCTGTTGAAAAGGTAAAAGGCAAACCTGGGTTTTATGGATTAAATTTTCATTATCTTGACTATAGAAAAAGAGCAATATTATTGTCTAGACTATTACAATATTCTAATAATAAAAAATACGACGAAAGTACTCGATTGAAATTAAGTTATAAATTATTAAAAAATGCAGCAAAGTTAGAAGCGTTCAAGCCGTGCTTTAAACATTACTTACCGAGCCAAATAAAAGGACAAATAAAAATGGTTCCTGCAGATTATTGGGAAACAGCACTATTTTTTCCAAGCGAACAATTTAAAGGCGCTGCTAAAAATTCAGTATTTTCAGATAGTAGGAGTAAAATTTAATGGGACTATTCGATACACTTAAAGATATTGCTTTCAAAGCAGGAGGTCAACACGAGATTGACGATTTCAAAGCAATGGTAGGTAAACGCGGTGGATTAGCTAAGCCTAATCGCTTTGTTGTAATGATGAATCCACCAGCCGCATCTTTTATTAATACTGATTGGCAGGGTATGATATCTTCTGCTCTTACTGGTAATTTAGGGTTTAACGATTTAATTAATGACCCAAGAGACATGGCAATGTTATGTAAGTCTTGTTCTTTCCCAGGTCAAAGTATGAATACTATTGAATACGAAAGAAACGGATTTAGAAATCAAGTTAAAGTTCCATACACATACAGTAATGAAGACGTAACTATGACTTTTCATCTAACTAATGATTATTACATGAAGAAGACTATGGACAAATGGATTAACTTACCAATTGACCAAAAGAATCATACAATAAGATATAAAGATTCTTATGTTGCGGATATAATTATTCAACAGCTTGACAATGAAAATCGACCAATTTATGGAATAAAACTTATAAATGCATATCCAGTTGCAGTGAATAGTGTAGCTTTAGATAACGCAGCAAGTGATACAACAGCAGAATTATCTGTAACATTTACATACGATGAATTTATACCAGAAGGTTCAATAAGTTCTATATTCTCCGGTGGAAAAAATCTTCTTGGCGGATTAGGAAAACTATTTTAAATTATAAAAAGGAAATAATATTATGGCACTACCAAAACTAGAAACACCTACATACCAGACGACTATACCGTCTTCGGGTAAATTGATTGACTATCGTCCTTTTCTCGTGAAAGAAGAAAAAATATTGATGATGGCTCAAGAATCACAAGACCCTGCTCAGGCAATGGTCGCTCTCAAGAGAATTATCAAGGCTTGTACCTTTGATAAAATAAATCCTAATGAGTTGACTACCTATGATGCAGAGTTTTTATTCTTACAACTTAGAATTAAGTCAGTAGGAGAAACGGCTGAGTTCCAACTTCCATGTGAAGGTTGCAAAGAGATGCAAGATGTTAAAGTCGACTTAACAGAGGTCGAAGTTAATATGCCGGACGAAAAACCAGAATCAAATATTAAACTAACAGATGATGTTGGTATAATTCTAAAAGAGTTAACTCTAAATGATGCAGTTGGAATGACTGGTAAAGATATGGACGACATTAGTTCTTTAGTATCTTTAGTAATCGATAGTATATACGACGAAGAAAAAGTATATAAGGCAGATTCAGTATCTAAAAAAGAACTAGCTGAATTTGTTGACCAATTAAATCATGCACAATTACAACAGGTTCAAGCGTTTATCTCGGCTCAACCCGCAATTGAGAAGACGATAGCGTTTGGATGCAACAATAAACAAGCAGGATGCGAGGGATGTAAGACAGAAGTAACAATGAGAGGACTAGCGGATTTTTTCGCATAGGCCTTTCGCATGATTCGTTAGTTAACCATATTCAGACTAACTTTAATATGATGCAACATCATAAATATAGTCTGACTGAATTGGAAAACATGTTACCGTGGGAAAGGCAGATTTATACAGCCTTACTCATCGACCATATTAAAGAAGAAAACGAAAAAATCGAACGGGAAAGAATGAAATAAAATGGCAGACGAACAACATAAGAAAGCGATTATAGAAAACTCTAAAGCATTAAGAGAGTTAACTAAGTCTATGTCTAAGTCACAGGCTGGTGGCGGTACACCTTCTGAAGAAAAGCAGAAGAGTGAAGTCACTGGCATCAAAGCCGTTGACAGTAAGATAGAAGATATTAAGTCTGCTTTCTCGAACAATAACACTATCAAATTCTTCAAAGACCCCGTGGGTCAACTCGGTGGTGGTATTAAGTCTGTGTTATCACCTTTTACAGAATTGGGTGAATCATTCAAAGATGGCTTTGGTAAATTAGGTTCTTTCTTTAGTGGAAAGAATAAAGTGAGTAAGCACGATAAGATGGTGCTTAAAGAATTAAAAGCTATCAATAAAGGAATAAAAGGCGGATTTAGTAATATGACCCAACAAGGGTTTGCATTAAATAATGAAGCGGTTCTTTCTGAAGCAATCGGCCAGGTTGTCGGTCGTGAATTTATACAACACACCGGGTTTGGTGAGTCCGTAGGATTCTTAACTAAGATTCAAACAACTATGTCTCTTTTACCTCAAGCGATTATGGGTAAAGGTGCTCAAGTTATTAAAAATAAACTTGACCCATTATTAGGAAAATTAGGTAAGTTTTCTGGCATTGCAAATTTCTTTAAGAAAGACGCAAAGGACGATAAAGGATTGCCTGAAGGCTTTGCTCAATTATTCGCTCAAAGCGCTAGTAAAAATGAAAAAGACAGCAAGTTTCACGATGAATCCACTGGGCTTTTTGGTGATATTAAATTGGGGTTTGGCCATCTAATTAATGCGACTAATAATATGTCAAATGTTATTAGGGAATCTGTTGGATTAGACCCGATTGAACTTTCTAATGCTACAGCTTCTGCTTTAGAAGCATCAGATGCAGATAAAGATCAAGTCGAAAGAGAAGCTCGTAAAGACGATAAGCTATTTCAAATTGGTCAGAATGAGCAATTATTATTAGCCCTTGAGCATGCTTCAGAGAAATTTGGATTAAAGAATGTTAAGGAATCTATCAAAGGTACCTCATTTAGTATAATTGATTACTTTAAAAGGATGTTGGCTGGAGCTGGTACTGCAGCTGTCGGTGGAGCTGTTGGTGTTGGTGCAGGTATAGCAGGATTCTTCAAAGCTATTGGTAGTGGCTTTATGTTCCTTGGTGCTAATCTTCCAATGTTTGCGAAGGGCGCTGCAGCAATCGCTTTAATGGGTGCTTCTTTTATTCCGTTCGCAGGAGCTTTATATTTAATTAATGAAGCATTAGAAGGTTTTACTGGTAAAAAGCTTGGTGTATTTGCTGGAGCCTTAGGAATATTGGGTGCTGCGATTGCGGGATTTGGACTCGCAATGAGTAGCGGTGTAGGTACCGTCATTATTGCAGGAGGTATTACAGCTCTAGCTCTCGCCGGAGCTGCTTTAATTCCATTTGGATATGCAATGAAACTCGCGGGGTCTGGATTAGAATCAGCTGCTGTATTATTTTCTGAATTAGGTGAAGTAGGTTGGGATAAAGTTTCTCAGGCTGCTCCAGCAATGAAAGATTTAGCAGTTGCGTTTAGAGATTTAGCTTTCGGTGGAATAATTGAAAAAATAACTGGTGGTGGATTTGGCGGATTTGTACAAAACTTAAAAGACTTTGGAACTGAATCAAGCGCGATTGTTGCCTTAGCCGCAGCGATGAAAACTTTACAAACGTCAGTTAAGCCATTTCAAAATATGCAATTTACTACTAACATTGAAGACATGTTAGATTCTGTAGTGTCATACGGGAAAAAACTGGATGGTGGTTTATTTGACATCAACACTAAAAAGGCTACTGAAGGTTTAGGATTATTTTTAGGAAAAATTACCGAGCACTTAAATTACAACGAAGGCCGAGGAGCACTAATGGATTCAATGAGTAATTTATTAGATAGGTCTGTAGCTGCTCAATCAGCATTCTCCAGTAATAACTCTGCGGCTATGACCGGTGGAATGCAATCCGCTGGATTCGGTGGAGCAATGAATATGCCAGTTATAGTTAATCAAGGTGCCACTGTTACAAACAGTAATCCGGTTCAACATATAACTCAAGATGTTCACTTGAATAATCGGACTATGGAGTTCTTCTTAAACAGTAAGAAGGCTCAGTAATAAATGGTACTCCGAGCAGGACTTGAACCTGCGACCCACGGTTTAGAAAACCGTTGCTCTATCCAACTGAGCTATCGGAGCATAAAAAAGGCCACCCCGAAAGATGGCCTTCTCGTTAATTTTCCATTTTACTCTTGAGCGAGCTTTGCGAAGAATGACATTGCGTCATCATCTTCACTCTTAGCTGCTGCTGGAGCGGGAGTTGAAGCTGTATCTGTATAAGGTACATCTTCATCTAGAACAACAGACTCAGCTGTTGTATGAGTGTTTGATACTTCAGTCTCACCGATTACTTCGAAGAGTTTCTTCTTCAAATCACCATAAGACTTGTATTGCTCTGGGTCAATATACTCACCAAGATTGTGGAGAGCACCGTAGACTGCTTCAAGCTTAGCATCTTCTGCACCAAGGAACTCTGAAGAATCAGCGAACTCAGATTTATCGTAATTACGATAACCTTCTACTTGGCGAATCTTCAACTTGAAGTCTGCACCACCCCAAAAATCGAAAGGATTTACAGGTGTTTCATCTTGAAACTGTGGTTGCATCACATCCATAATCTTATCAAAGATTTTCTTACCATACTGATAAAGGAATACTTTACCTTCATTTTCTGGTGCAGATGGATCGCTTACGACATAGATGTTAGATACATAGTGCAAACGACGCTTACGGTCACGAGCAACTTGTTTATCTTCTTCTCTGCCTGAGTTCCACAGTTGTGAGTTCATTTCTGATACAGGATCGTCTTTACCAATAGAGGTAAGTGACTTCTCAATATACCAACGACCTGTTGGGCCCTTGAACCCGTGGTCCCAGTATCTAACCCAAGGTACATCTTGACCTTCGGCTGCTGGAAGAAAACGAATAACGGCATATCCGTTACCAGCCTTATCGACTGTTGGTTTCCATTCACGTTCGTCCTTATAGGACTTCTTCTCTCCACCTCCTGCTGTTTCCGCCGCAGCCAACAATTTTCCAATTGCGGTGTCTCTAGCTGCCTTCATGTTTTGGAATGACATAGTATTTTATCTTTCTGTTTGTTATTATTATTATTTTGTATATACAATATATTACACTGTATGTTCTAAGTTGTAAAGACTTTAATTGCAATCTTTTTCAACTTCTCTTTATTTATCCACTGGGACAAAAATGTTTTATTATTTTTATAATGAGCCAGTTTTTGTGGCCATTGTAAAGTCTCTTGGCATACCCTTTCTGCTCGAGATACAAAGTCAGTCATTAAGTCTAATGCTACAATTGTATTCATAGAAGTATGTTTAAATACTGGTGGTATACTATTAGTATCTGCTGTTAATATCTCATCAAACGATTGGCCTTCTTTGGTTGCCTTCTTTAATTCTCTTTCAAAGTTATATGCCTGAGACTGTAACCAAGATTGTAATTCTTCATACAGACTCTCGTCGTATTCTCTAATAAAATAGTTTCCTACATTGGCATTCACATATGCTAATTTGATTACCGAGTCTTGAGTAGGGTAATCTCGAGCTATCTTTTTATATAACCATTGGTTCTTATCCGCCGCGAACTTGTTACGATTAAACCAAGGCATCTTATATCGATACTTGACTGCATCATAGCTCTTTGTTCTAAAGTGGTGAGTCACTGCATTACAGATACACCAAGCTGCGTATGGGTCTGATTTAACCAAAGGGTAATTCGTTGCCGTTCGTATTTGGGATAACATTAAATCGCATTGCTTCCGCTTCTAACTTAGCCTTGAGTGGCCCTTTAACTAATTTCGCAATGTCATGTGGGTCAATATCAAACTGCTCGCATACGTCGAGTAAAGCCTCAGAGTATTTCATTCCATCGGTGTGTACTAATAAGCAGACTTTTTCTGCTAATGATTTTTTCGTGAAAGCCACTGGGACTTCAGGTTTTTTATTTGCCATAGTTCTCCTTTAAAAATATGATACTATTATACCATTTCTGGTGTAAAGTGTCAACTCTTATCCTCGTAAATAATAACATATATTAATCGACATATAGCATATACGCTTACTACACCAATGACTACAGTTCCGAACTCAGCTAATTTTGATAACATATAATTACTCATCTGGCAGCATCTCCTTAATTTGGTGCGGGGTATAACCTTCTTGTTCTAATAGTTCTATTACTATTACTTTATCTACGTAACCATACACCTGATCGCCATTTGGCTCGAGTTCTGGTATCTTAGCAAAGTCGTCTCTTTCATTAAAGAAAGCAAGCTCATAACTAAAATATGGACCTTGGTTATGTTTAGGCGAGCAATAGTTATACTCACTGGCCTGTACTGACAAGAAGCCACTGCGGAATGGTATCCGTGGATTATGTGGTTTCATTTCAATATTCATCAATCTCTCCTTTATAGCCAGCGTGGACTAATACGCTTGGTGTGACTTCGTCTTTAATAGACTCGACAAACTCTGGGTCGAGCTCTAATAGCTTTGTAATTATCTTGACCATCAGTTGTTCTGATAGTGTCAGTTTAGTTAATTGGATTATTTGCATAGTATAATTTTACAGTGTTCATTCACTCTGCCATTCACTGGCTGTTTGTTACCTTTTAGTTTATCCCAACCTTTTACCAAATCAGCTGTAGATAGTATTGTTTCTACTTGATTGGCTCGGACTGTAAATTGTTGACTCTTATCTTTGTCAAAGTCTTTGATTGATGTACCTCGTACAGATAATCCATTTCGCGTAAGAGCAGAATACTTTTGTAATTTTCTGGTCTTTTGATTGAATAAGACTACATGGACTGAACCAGGAATCTTAACCGCTGACACATCGGAATTTTCTTTATCGTAATTCATGTCACGAACTTGAGCGCCCGCAGGCTTCACTTTCTTGACTCGAACAATGGCTTTGGTGTTAGCTTTTTCGTACTTAGATACGTCAGCTTTCATTTTTTCTAAAGTCTTAACCCATTTGTTCAGTTCACGTCTGCTGAGGAAAGAATAACCTTCTACCATTTGGTCGCAGGTTTTCTCGTATGCTTCTTTAGCTTCATTGATATATCTATCTAAAAACTGATGAACAAACTTACAGCCTTTTGCTGGAATATTTGCACCGGCTAATAGTGTGGCGATATGTATTGAAGCAATATTACTTGTATCTTCAGTCCACTCATCAAGAGCATAATCAATATGAGAGATAACCTCAGCATCTACTTTCTGTTCCAATCGTTTCATTGGCGAGATAGCAGGAGCTTTTGGTTTCTTCACTAAGCTAGAATCTTCTTCAAGTGCTACAAAGTCTAGATTCTTAGCCTTTAGAATGCAGGTGCTGAGATTATTTTTTAGATATGGATTGGCATAAGGCATTCCACGATTAATCATTCGAGCAATCTTTCCTAGGGTAGTTACACCAACCTTTTCACCATGCTTCTTAATTAGTTTAATATCTTTCTTTGTGTAATTATTATCAGCCATGTATGCTAATAAGTCTGGTATCAAATCCTTAGCGGATGTATAATACGCATAGAATCCTAGAGCGCTGCTGAATTTCTTTTCAACTGCCTCTGGTGATAATAGACTGATATCGTCCCAAGTTGGTTCGGTACCAGTGTACTTAGCATCATCTGCTTTTACTTCGCCTGTTCTTGTGAATACTCCCATTATAGATATGTCCCCATTAGTGATAGTTCATCTTGAATGTCATCGTCGGTAGTCGGTAACGCATCATATGCGAAGACGCCTTCGTTGACGTTAATTTTGCTGCCTTTCGGGTCAGCTACTGGTTCTCCAGTGTTTTCATTGTACCAACCGATCTCGTCGTCGTACAATATTTTATCTTTTTTTGGTCTTGCCATAATATAATTTTTTCCTATTTGATTGTTACAATTTCTAATTTACACTATTAATCGTCATCTGTCAATATAAATTTATCAATAAATGGATTTAAAAATGGAAATACACATCGAAAAACTAAATACAAAATTTGAATTGGTACTATTATCAATACCAAAAGAAATTCTCTAGATGTGTGTAGTAATACGCTAACACTAGCTTCAATAGATGCATCTAAATGTTCGAAGTATTCTCTAACTGTCATTTATAATGTTGTTAATAGTTTCTGTAACCGATTTTAATTCATTACGTACATCATCTTTATGTGATGCATAATGACCCATTGCTTCGTCTAATCTCTCGACTGCCACTTTAGCAATCTTCGCGCGGTCTTCTATAATCGCCGCGGGTTTTGTGCTTGAGGTATTACCACCAGTTATTTCTAGGATAACCTCAGTTTGCGTTTTGTATTCTTTTTGCATAATAAATTTCTATCAAACTGCTTGGTTTGAGCCGTAGCTATCAATTTCGTAATAATAACCATCAGCGTGTGACGCGTCTTTTAGTGAAATACAAACACAATATGGCCATCTGCCAGATTTAGTAAGATACTTATATCGATTTGGATTGTTCTTTCCAAGTCGACCTTGTAACTTTAGTCGTATTCCAGTTCCACGAATAGCTTTACGGATCGCAGCAACTGCTTCCATATCTTTAACGCTATCCATATTGAACGTTCCAGCGTAACCTGGCACTCTACCATTTTTTATTTCCATAATTTATTTAATACTTTCTTGATAATTTGCTTCTAATTTCTCGGCTAAATCTTTACCGAATACTTTATCCATACCTTTGTATGGGCAACCTAATTTACCACGATTGTGATTATAATTAGCTTGGGTCAATGTGTCAACCAAAGACTTTGTCTCAGCTGAGTTTGTTGGTAAATTAATGCTATACATTTTTTGGTTTCTCCAATTCTATTAGTCCTAACTTATAAAGAACTTTCTGTATAAGTGTTGCTTTGCGATATAAAAGACGTTGATATCTTGCTGTCATAATTAGTACCTCACTCCTGTCCAACGAACTGATTTGACCCGTAAGTCTTCGACTGAATCGTCGATAACATTTCCTCGAGCGAAGTTTCGAGCGGGAGCGTTATAACCTGCTGCCTTTAGAAGGTCACCATATTTAAATTTCTTGTCATTCTTAGTATTAACGATGAATCCCCAAACTGAACCACCAGTAGTAATCTTGATGTATTTGGAACCTTTCTTTTCGCCAAGTGTTGTAGCGAACTTGTGGTACATATTTTCTGAAATCACATCGGACTCACCGGGCTGACATTCATAAGCTGTCTTGTCTTCTGGTATCTTAGACCACCTTTTGTAATCTTCTGATATTAGACATTTAATCAAATCAACCGCGTCATACATTTCGCGGCCCGCTTTAACTAGATGATGATCGGCAGGTAAATCCCCGCCTAAAACCTTAACCACTGCCGGTTCCGATTTGTTTGCCTTAGCGTCGGTCGCTACCCAATTTACTAAACTCATATTTGATTTTCCCTCTTTCATATGTATATTATACCATATTTGGGCACTATTGTACACGGCTTTCTGAGAAAAGTGCATCTATAAGTCGTTGACTGCCAAGGACTTGTGTTTTTAATGAAAAAAACCATAAAAAGTGTATAAGTGATACAGCCGCAAGGACTTAGACTACTTATACACAATATCGGCCAGATGGCTTTCGAACTTTTCGATTACCTGTACCCTATTCGGCCAAAGAATATACTCTTTATCGGGGTTTTGTTTAAGGTTAGCCAATAGAGGCTTTACTGCGTTATGCAGTTTCTTTAATTTCTCTTCGTTTTCATTCGCAGTTGATGCGGATGCAGAAGCTTTCTGAGCTACTTCTAATTCACTTTCATTGACTGCGGTAAACCCGAAGTCGTCTATTGTCCAAAATTCGTCTGCTGCCATAATATTAATCCTTTTCTAAATCTAGATTACTACGATGTTTGTCTGTGATATGTCTTTCTTGTATTAGAATCTTTAGTTTCATATCCAGGCGAATCATGTCATTATCTAGAGCTTGTATTTGTTTCTTTAGTTTACCTAATGAAGCACTAGCTTGGCTAAGAGCGGGCTTTACTTCTTTAGTTACCCATTTCCAAATATACCAAATAAAATATCCAGTTAAAAGCAAGGCAATAACAGGAAACCCGAAGGTTTGGATTGTATCTGCCCAAAAGTTAAAATCTCTCCCACTCATATTAGTCGTCTCTACAATCTTCTTTGCCTTCGCTTGCTGCGACTCGCGCGAGATTTGGTTCTACATTGAATGCACTAGAAAATAAACAATCAATCTTTACTATATCATTATTCATTATATCGCATTTGTTCTCTAACGAAAGCAATGAATTTGATATACCGGTTATCTGGTCCTTTACTTGAGCCAAGATAAATTTAAGAATTAGGAATAAGAATCCACCTGTTGCTAACGCGACAGTAATTGGTACTCCTACGGATTGAATGAAATTTAGAATATCTCCAGTCATACTTATATTTATACAAAAAGACCCCTACAACTACAAAGTTATAGGGGCCCAATTGTTATTTAATTAGAAGCTAAAAGCTAAACCAAAATCGACAGTACCTGCCCATTCATCATTGGTTCCAGCGCTTCCGCTCAAATCATTGTTTAAGTAATTATACTGAGCGTATAATACATCATGTTGGACTCGAACGAATCCTAGTGTATATGTATAATCATCTGAATATCCAAATGATTGACCATATCCACCACCAACATAAACATCAAACGTTTTGATTGATGTTAGGAGTTGAGCAACCGAGGCTTCAATTACTCCCGCTTCATCTTCATCAATAGAAACATCGACTTGTGTGGTAAACACATCAAGCACGTTAAGATCGTATACAGCATATAGCTCATACAAATCTTCACTACCATCAGACTGTGATAATAGTACTCCTGTTCCTAATGCACCGATTGGTGTACTTAGTGTAGTTCCTACTGAAGCGTATAGCTCAGAAGAATCTGAATCAACATACTCTAAATCGCCGCGTAGACCAAGTGCCTTAAAGATAGGCAAGTCTGCTCCGACTTTATAATATAGAGAATCTTCTGAGCTGGTATAAGCACCTGAGTCGATTCGTTTTTCATATTGACCAATTTCTACGTCAAAGTAAGTCTTAGCTTCAATTTCTTGAGCATCAGCCTTACCGGTGAAGAAGAATAGGTATCCAGCAACCACTACAACCGCAGCGATCACCCATTTGTTTTTTAGTATTTTATTCATATTTCCTTTTTGTTGTTAAACGAGTGCACGGAAGTACACTCATTAAAGTTTTTATTACTCCCAAATGGCTCTGTGGTTATCTCTTTCCACCTGGTGTGAAATAGAACCCGATGATTGCCCCCAAAGTGGTAATCGATATGAGCGAGATGTGCCCGGTTGTAATTGATGTGGTAACTCCACTGTCGAGGGGCATTTTGAACAATCCCCAAAAGATACTGATTTCTTTAAATTGCTCAGGTGGAACAAAGGTGACGAGGTCAATGCCGGGGTAGCAAGTGCAGAGGATTGAGATGGTTGCAAAGTTGAGCATCCCAATAAGTGCGATAAGACGACGAGTAGCACGAGTAAATAAAGAAGATTCTGTATCTGTTGCTTCTCCAAAAACAGCTTTCTGAAAAGCGAGATTCGAGTTGCCCATTTGCATGTCTCTAACGAGTTCTCTTTTTGCTTTTGCTTCTTTTGCTTCATTTGCACTTTGTATAAATCCGCCAACTATCTTGAGCATCGAACCCATTCCGGTTGCTCCTAGAGTCGACAATAACATTGTAATCAGTCCGAACATAAAAATTGTGGTGGTTTGAAACGGCCCACCAACCGGTTATTTACCAAGATGTTTCTTCCACTTAGCGGGAAGGTCTTCAATCTTAGCTTCTAGTTCCTTAGCCGTTTCTTCAGCTTCAGCCACTAACTTATTTACTTTCTTGATGTTATTGCGTACGATCAATGCGCCGACAACAAAACCAACAAAGAATGTTATAATTGATGTAATCATTATTTAGTTTCCTTTATTTATTCAACGATGTCGCATGCAGCTTCGCTGCCACAGCCACCGCCGAAGATTGAATTTAGGATTATTAGTCCTACTATAACAAGGCCGATTATGACCTTCTTGTCCTTTAGGTATTTTGTGTATTTTTCCATAGTAATATCTATTTATAAAAGATATGCCGTCCAATTACCACAGTTTTTTCCATACTTTTTGCCCAATATGGATATACATAATCTGCATGATAATGGTCAGCTCCTTTAGTATAATTAGTCTCCTTTTCTAAAATGTTTCTAGCAATAATCCAACGCTTATGCTTTTTCGCTATTCTAATACCATCATCTAATGTAAGGTCATTCCAACAAGAGAATTGTTTTCTCTGTAAGCATACTTCTGCCGGAGTTAGATTTCTTTTCTTTGCTCGATTGATTATCACTTCGTGAACTGCTTCAAGAGCTCCAACGTGATATTCACCACCCGCTTCTAAAATAATAGTTGCCGTAACAATATTGTTTTCAAATACGCCGCCTTCACAGCTTTTGCAACTAATAATTGCAGCCATCATAACTAACCATGCTAATATAATCTTCATAATAAATTGGTACCCCTACACGGATTCGAACCGTGGTTGACGCGATGAAAACGCGGTGTCCTAACCTGGCTAGACGATAGGGGCATAAAATTCTTAATTTTCATATGTATATATTACCCTATTTGGGCCTCATTGTCAACTACCAATTCACGTAAAAATTGGACCTCCACAGTCTTCCTAAACTTACACCCTATGAAGGTTGTCTCAAATAGAGACCGTTTATCATTGGGTATTTCGTAGAGGGGCACTAGGGTGTACTCAGAGGTGTCAGATAGGGCATTTTCAGCCTTTGTAGCCAGCACACAGTCATCATATTTTACCATATATTCCCACCAATCGTCGATTGATTTCCACTCTTTTCCTCGAGCTCGTTCGAACACTTCAAACCTAGAAACTGTATGAGCTCGATGGATTCCTTTCAAATCACTGAAATCCTTTGATATTAAAAGATTCATAGCATCTTTAGTTATGCCACGTGGTCGCCAAGCGCCTTTCCACGCCGAGAAACATGACGCCCATGCTCTAGTGATATACGACGCAGGTATTTCTTCACTATCAGCAAAATGCTTGAAGATGCCAAATAATTCTTGTTTTAGGTTTTCGTTCATAAAATAATAAGCAGTTTAAACTCATGCTTAGGAGTATCTCTATTAGATAAATTTATAGTTTGAAAATGTTATTATTATCGTAATTTTCTTTAATAGTTTTTTTAACGTTTTTCTGTAAACTATCTTCCCAACCAAAGCCTACTCTGTGTGATAAGACAAACCATAACCATCCACGATGTACATAAGCATATCCTTTTTCTTCACGTTCATCTTCAAATTCAAACTCCACTCTATACCATGGTCGCCATTCAAACTCAGTTATATCTAAGCAATATTTTCCTATATTCATTAGTTCTCTTTTATTTCTACTTTAATTAAATCTTCTTTTAATTGCCCTTTTAGAACTTCAACATAATGTTCACATTCTTCTTTTGGCATATCAATTGTTTCTCTAGGATGTAACTTACGTCCATTCTTTGTTCTTGTATATTTTACTATCATAATTTTCCTATACTGTAAATGTGCTGAAGTCTTGAGTGTTAGAAGAGGCCGATTCACCAATTGTGTATTCGTGAACGTCTGGCATTATATCTTCTTGAGCACTTTCGTCTAATTCATATAATCTCATCTTTGGTCGGTCGATGCCAACTACAAAGCGTTTGTTCTTTGTTGGGTCATTGTAACGGTTCTTTAATTGTTTGAACATTACTTGATTCATACCTTCGAGCTGCTCGGTAGATATCATCGCCAACATTAAGTCAGCTGTTGCCGGCAAACCAAATGATTCTGAAGTATCAGTTAGTTCTACATCAGATGAATTAAATCCACCACGAGTAACTTGAGTCGCTGACCAAATAGGAACATTGAACTCTGCAGCCAAACCACGAACTTCTTCGGCGATTGCTTTTACCATGTGATAAGTATTTACTGAACCACTAAGACCTTTGATTCGAGCTGAACCACAGATGTTTAGATAGTCGATGTAAATCATATCTGGCTTGAAGTCTTTCTTTAATTCTAGTTCATTCAATAGAGCACGGAAGTGGCCAGTATGAGCTGATGCAGTTGGGTACTCTTTGATTATCAATCTGCCACGAGTCTTTGATTTGATCTTGTCAATGTGAGATTCAAATTGATTCTTACTTAGAGCATTCAATTGGTCAATCTCGACATCCATAAGATTCGCATCAATACGTTCAGCGATTCTTTCTTCAGCCATCTCAAGAGTAATGTATAGAACATTCTTACCTTGGTCTAATGCGGCTGCAGCAAAGTGACACATCGCGAGAGATTTACCAACACCAGTTCCTGCAAGAATAATGTTCAATGTCTTCTTAGTGATACCACCATTGGTAATAGTATTGAGCATTGGTATGTCAAACGGAACCTTTTCTTCAACCTTGTGATAGAAATCAAATCGGCCAGAATAGTCTTCGATATAATCGTGACCTACATTTCTGTCGAATGAAACTTGAAGAGCCTTTTGTAATATATCAGGTATTGCTCCTGTATCTAGCTCTGGCTCTTTACCGTCTATAATTTGAATAGACTTCATAATGCCAAGAAAGACTGATCGCTCTTTACACCAAGCTTCAGTGTGTTCTAACATCCACTTATCGTCAATCTTCTCGTCAACAATACAGTCATTGATAATATCAAGAACGTCTTGATTGTTTTCTGTATTCTTAGCAGAGTTTACGAACTCAACCTGAAGAGTTGATTTAGACGGTAATGAATTATAGTCTGTAATAAACTTTAGAATTAGGTCGTAAGCAATTCGGTCTTGGCCTTCAAAGTATTCGGGCTTTACGAACGGTAATGCTTTACGAGCAAATTGTTCATCATTACAAATTTTCTTTAATATTAGCCGCTGTATGTTCGTCATATTCTCCAAATTCTTCTTCTAAAATGTATTTCAATATATCTGCAATGTAGGTTTTGAATTTTTTACTATCGTTTAATTCATCAATACCATACCGAGTATTACCTTCTTGAACCACAAACCTAAAGTTTAATGCAAGTTGGTCGTTTTCTTTATCTTCTTTTAAATCAACTTTACCGAAAGAGAATATAACTCCTTTGAACCGGCCTTTCTTAATGTTGATTGCGTATACTTCAGCATCTTCTTTTTCTACATACGCGAAGCTATCTGCTTTAATCTTCGATTGTGTCATCTTCTGTGTCTTCTACTTTTTCGGTTATCATTGAAACATGACCTACAGAGAACTTGTCTTTGATAGCTTTAGCCAAGTCTGTCTTAGCAAAGATACCAGACCAAAATTCTTCAGTCAATGTTTCTTTCATTCGTTTATTGCCAGTTAGTTCTTCTCCTGTTGCAGGATTAACTGCTTGATACCAGCCAACCTTTGGCTTCTTAACGTATCCTAATTGAAGAGCAACATCTGTAAGACCAGACCATTGTGCGATACCACCTTCCCATGTAACTGAGATAGGAATCTTTGATTTCTCTCTTACGAAGCGAGATTTCTCAACATTGATTACGAAGTTGTAACCTTTGATTTCTGTACCTTCTTTTTCTTGTTGCCTTCCGATAATCCATACATTATCAGCTGAGTACATAATACCAGTACCACCTGAAACGATTGCTTTAGGGAATAAACCAATTTCTTGATACGTGTGATTAATCGCAAGAAGCGGAATGTTTTTCATTGTAAGATAAGGAGTAACCATACGGAATAATCCTTTCAATGCTTTTGCACGAGTCATATCAGCGACTGATTTTTCATTGATAGCATCTTCGAGTTCTTTCTTCGAAGCAAGGTTACCAACTGAATCAATCATAACAATCACTTTATCGCCACGCTCAATTGCTTCTAACTGACCAACCAAATCAAACTTGAGTTGCTCTACATTAGGAATTGGAGTGTGAAGAACTCTGTCTGTATCGATGCCAAACGCTTCGAAGTAAGACTGAGGTGAACCGAACTCAGAATCATAGAAGAGCAATACTGCATCTTCGTGTTTCTTGAGATAAGCTGCAGCCATCAATAGTCCAAATGATGTTTTGAAATGCTTTGATGGGCCAGCGAGAACCGTAAGACCAGATGTTAGACCACCATCGATTGAACCCGATAGTGCTACATTAATCATAGGGACGGATGTTTGACAAACATCCTTTTTAGAATACAGGGCAGACTTCGATAGAATATCCGCACCTGGAATTTTTGAGTTTTTCTTTAATTTATCTAATAGAGACATAATTTTCCTTTTTATTGTGTATAATTATACACCGTTCTTGCTTAGTTGTAAAGACATTTATGCAAGAAATTCTTCCAATGTGTTCTCCTCAAGCTCGTGAGAAGTGTTCGTGTTATTTTGTCGTATGAATTTGGTCTTCATAATATCGAGCTTACCATCAAGATAGTCTTTAACAGACTGAGCCATGTCCTGTGCTGTAGTGACGGGCA